AGCCGTAGCCGTAGCCGTAGCCGTAGCCGTAGCCGTAGCCGGAGCCGGAGCCGGAGCCGGAGCCGGAGCCGGAGCCGGAGCCGTAGCCGTATCCGGAGCCGTATCCGGAGCCGTCTCCGGAGCCGGAGCCGTAGCCGGAGCCGGAGCCGTAGCCTTCTCTGCGGTCGTTTTCTTCCACAGAGATATTCTTTTCATTCGCAGTCATTTACAATCCCTCCCGTTTATGAATACCACCAGCGGATTCCTTACTGGCTGATCCGCTGGTGTCTCTAACACTGGCTACAAGTCGTTTTTAATTCCCTCCTCCTATGTAGCCGTATCCATCGGACTCCGCGCCTCCCCTGCCGAACGTTAGGCCGTTCCCAGCCCCGTCATCGCCGATCTTTTCTGCGTTATCCATGCCAAGAATTGCCTCTCTGACATGGCCGAAGCCCCCTTCCGTTTCCATTATTCCTGTCTGCCCGCCTCCATCGCCATTAGTTTCCTTGCTGCCGAATCCGCTGGCTCTTCCAAAGGTGATACGAGAAACCTTCTCTTCGTACTCTCTAATGCCTTTGTTTGTCATAATGAATTTCCTTTACGCCAGTTTGGAGAACTCCTTCTGGGCTAGTTTCTTGGTTGCGCCTTTAGCTTCCCAGGACCGGGCATCAGCGAGAAGCCAACGCGCTATTGTTCTCTCGATTGCAGGAAGCCCGATAGTCCTAACCTTGTAGGCCGCTACCATCGAAAGGATGACGAAGCCGCCGATTACTACCTGCATTACTCCTTACCTCCCATGATAGCCTCAAGAGCCTCCACCGCTTCGCTGTCGTCATGAATACCGCCGCTCATGATAGCAAGCATGACCCCGGCCAGCTTCTGAAGTTCGTCACTGATTGCCGGAGAGCCGACCATGACATCGAAGAACGAATACATTTCGCCCCAGGTGCGCTTGTTATTCTTGGGAGTGTCGGAGAGCTTGCGAATGATCTCCTTGACGGCACGCTTCTTCTTGGCCGGAGTGGTTTCCTCCGGCTGATCTGCTTCGTTCTTGGTGATGGTGGTGGTGTCGGTGTTGTCGTCTTCGTTGTTATCGACCTCAGCGGGAGCCGGAGCCGTTACGACCGATTCAATCTCTTTCACCGCAACTTTCTGTTTGTCCGCGCTCATCTTGGCGATAGAGAGGGCATCGGTAAAGTTGATCTCGCCGCTGTGGACCTTCTGCTGGATGTTGTAGTCCAGGCTCAGGAGGCTCCGGTGCTGGCTCACCCATCCGCCCGTGCGCCCGAAGAAGCTGGCGATCTGGGAGTCCGTCTGCCCGTAGTTCTCGCTCATTCGCCGGATGGAGAGAGCATAGTCCATGTGAGAAAGGTTATTCCGGTGGGCGTTCTCGGCCAAGTTGCGAAAGAACACGTCGCGGTCGTTGCCGTCAAACACGACGACCTTAATCTTCATGCGCTGGTCTTCCTGGACGCCAGCGTTGATCCGTTTAATCGCTTCATAGCGGCCAAACCCGTAGGCCAGCCGAAGGGTGTTATTGGGCTTTTCGCGCACCGCGCCAACGGCCTCAAGCTGCCCGTACTGGCTGATGGACTGAACCAAGACGCCGATATCGGACTGGCTGAAGCGATTATTAGATGCGTGATCGACGGCGATATCGTCGATATCGACGAGGTATTCAGCACCGCGCTCGGGCTTAATGGTGCTCTGGAATTTCAAAGACATTCTGTTTTCTCCTTTTGCCGCAACAGCGACAAGATAATGCTACTATAGTGTGGAAGAGTTTGCAACCCCAAATTTGAGGAAGCATGAAAAGGATTACTCAAAAAGAGCAAATCATTGAATTGATGAAGGCTGGACTCTCGCCTAAAGAGATAATCTCTACTGTTGGATGCCACTTCACTTATGGCTATAGAGTTATCGAGGAAGAAAAGCTACGCAGTGGGCTAGAGCCTGCCGGGAACCCAAAGCTAAAAAGCCTTGAGGCTAGGGTTAAGAACCTAGAGAAGATCGTCGCCTCTCTCGCCGCCATGAAACGGTTTGGAGGCTCCGGCGCTACTTCTCCACAAGAGAGTCCAGAAGTTCGACTTCAGAGACTGCTCGCTGACAGTGAACGCCAATCGCAAACGCACGGATGATCGCTGTGGTGATAAGGTCCAGGTAGAGAAGGGAAGCCGTCGTTTCGTAGTGTTCGTCTCGCGGGAGGCTGCTCACTTTGTCTACGGTTTCCGAAAGCGATATCATAAACCCTTCCGACATCAGGGCGATCTGGCTCATAGATTCGGGGTTGGATTGAAACTCTCTCTGGATTTCCAGTTCGATATTGCCCCACTTATCCATTACCCCTTGTCTCGTTACTTCTTCATTGCCGTCTGGATCGAATCCAAGCATTACTTCGATGGCTTTGGGGAAGTGCTTTGCTGCCTGTGAGTATTTCATAGTTTTATCCTTTATTCGTTAATCACCCAGGCCCACTTTATTCCTGAGTCTGGGGTTAGTTGATCTTTCCAGGGCAATCCCCCGGTGAAATGTGCGGACACGGAGCCGTGTAGGTCATGTCCGATTAGGACTGGCTCCCCGTCTGGCATTAGTAGGACGACTCCTGCCGGGATAGAATCCTGTCGCCACGGAAAGCTGTCAATTGAACTGAACTGAAGGTTTAACAGTCGATCCCTGATGTTCAATTTGTTTTACCTCTATGATATTGCCGTTTGCCGCCACTCTGAGGTTATCGAGTTCCCAGGTCTTTACCTGTTTCCAGCGGCCTCCCTCTTCGGTCTCAAAGATAACGACCTTGCTGTAGGCCCTCATTCTGTGATTGCGAAGAGAGAGCTTTATGTAGCAGCTAACTATTAGCTTAGACTTGCCGCTGCCAAGTCCCACGCGCTCACTGCTCCAGCCGCGCGTCTTTGCCCATTTAATGAATTCTTGCCGCGTCATGATCCACCCCTTAGCTTGCTTGCTTCCTTGGTCCACCCATCCCTGACTAGCTTGAGGGCATCAGGCAGTTGCATGGCGCACCACTCGATGCCGTCTGCCATTGCTGAGTGCCTGATCTTTTGCACAGCGGCAAAAGATGCGACTACTGGCTTCTGATCTCTATGCTCATGCTGTCTGATATCCCTGTTTTCATGGTCTCTCAGCAAGGTCCATCCGTTCCTGGCGGCCTTCCTTCGGGTTGTGACGTACACCCTGCCGCTTTCGTCTTTAGCAGATACAGCGAAGCGTAGCTGGCTGCTGTACAGCTTTACCTCTGCGATAGGGGAGGCGGCGGCAAGCGCGATTGGCCGCTTGTCCGCCCCCACATACATATTGCCGTTGAAGTCTGCGATTACGGTTACTCGATATGACATGACTGTTAGTTCCGCCCCTCGTAAGCCTTACGGACAACGGCGATGCTCTCGTCCACGTCGTCCCAAGAGTAGGGGACTCCGTTGCTGTCGTAGAAGACTCCGGCGTTAAGGCCCTCCGGCTGATCGGCTTGGAACAGCGGGGTTAGCACCTTGCGGCATGGGACACAGAGCGCCATATCGTCGCACTCCGTAGCAATATCCAGCCAATCTAGTTCATTGCAATACTCGCAATGCGCCCAGATGTCGGAGCCGTCCTCCCAGGTCTTCAGGTCCTTAGCTGTGATGATGTCGCCTTCGGCCATCTTTCGGCTGCTCTGAGTAGGGATATTCCACCCACAGTTAGCATCCTTGTCTTCTTCATAGTACTTATCCCAGTCCCAGCTCGTCTGCCGCTGCTGGTAGTTGCGCGAGTAGTATTTGTTGTATCGGGTGTATCCGACCTGCTCGTAGAACGAGTGCGTATTGCTGTACCAGATGCCGTTTTTCCAGGTGCCTGACTTCTCGTTAACTAGTGTGATGCTGCCGGAGTCAGCGAGGAAGGCGAGCTTGTTATAGCTGCCTACCCAAGTGCCCAGCATAGCGACAATCTCCTCGTCGCTGATGTTGTCTTGGTCGATTCCAAGCTGTCGCAACTCTTGGGCGTAATGCCATGTGTCGGACATCAGCTTGTTCTTCTGCTCGATTGCAATGATGCCGTTGTGCGCCATGTAAAGCCGCTTGGTGACGCGGAACGGGTGGCAGTTGTCGAGGTTCTTGGTGCCGTGGGTAGCGAAACGATAGTGCAATACGTAGGGGTTGCCCTTCGCTTTCTCAAGCAGCGGTTCCAGTTCGCTGAACTTCATGCCTTTATTGATTATCAACCCGGAACCGTCCGAGTGCATGAGGCCCCAGCCATGCGGGTTATCGCTCCAGCCGCGCTCGATTACCCCGCACGTAGGGACTTCTCCGGTAGGTGATGCAATGATTAAGCACATATTCTTTTCTCCTCTATTTCTCTGTGGTTCTTGTCCCGACATAGCGGGGGTTTGGGTGGAACGCTCTGCTCGATAGGTACTCATCGAGGTTAGGAAATTCTTTCCGGTTAGCTTTGACGAATTCCAGGAACCGCCCAGCCGACAACTCCCTGTAGCTACGGTCGCGCGTGAAGTCGATTGTGGCTTTGACGAACTCTAGATTTTTCAGAATCCGGTCCTTTCGCATGTTGCCGCGAAAGATGCGAAACTCGATAGTCTGCCTGTTCTCCAGGTTGACGGCCTCATATCTCTCTTCGCTGTGGGCGCAATGACCGATCTTCTTATCCGCCTTCAGTATCCCCCACTTATTGCAAGCCCGTTGCGCTACGGTCTTCACTAGGTCGTGGTTTTCCGGCGCGTTAACGAAGACGACGATCTTCTGGATGTGCATCTTCGTTAGTGGTGCGCGGGATACGTGGACGTGAAACCCGCAGGTCCCTGAGGTATGGGAGGACAGTCCCGGAATATCTTCGTTCCACTGGTCCTGCCATAGCTTGCGAATCTCTTCCCAGGTGTGCGGGTGGGTGACGATCTCGAAGCCGCGACCGATACTGGAGTCCTTCTTTAGGTAGGCCCGGTCTTTCATTAGCGCCGCGACTTCTACGGCTTTATCTTCAACGTCTTCATCGTCGTCCACTGCTACCTCTAGCTCGCAGCCGAAGTAGAGAATCTTGTCCTTGGGCTGCTGCTTGGTCCCGAAGAACCTAGGCTTAGGCTTAAAGCAGTATCCAAATATGGGATTACCTTCAACCACGGAGTCGTAGCAGTTCCCGCAATACCCATGGCCTTCAAATATCTGTAGGTAGGCAATCCTCACGCAGTTACCGCAACTATGGCAATCGCGGTAGTATTCTTCATGGCATCCGTTACAGATAAGGCCCAGATGTCCAGTCACCGAGATACCCTGGTTCTCCTGTCTGCTGACATGATCCCCGCAACTATAGCACTGAAACGTGTTTTCACTGAAGCAGCGCTCGCAGGCTACGCGGACCCCTGGATGAGTGTTAGGCATTAGCTCGGAGCTTCGATTGTAGCTTAGAGACGAAACCGGCACCTCTCTCTGGCAGCAAGGGCAGGCCGCCCGTGTTTCTCGTCCGTGATACGAATTGTAGCAATTGTCGCAGATGAACCTGCTGGGTCCATTCAGCGGTCGAAAGCTGCCGTCTTCGTTCACGGCTACCGCATCGCCATAGCCAGCGTAAGCCGTCCAGGCCCAATCTTGGCTTCTCACGCTGCGTTCCGTCCCGCAAATGCCGCATTGATAATTGAATGGCATACTATTCTCCTTTCTTCATTCTCCAGCAGAGTAGAACATAGGATACACCAGTCGCCATGATTGGCGCAAGTGTCGGCCAGTTCCGGGGAGAGAAAACTCCATGCACCGGGCAGAAAAGAAATTCATAGGCGTCATTCATGATTAGGTCCTTTCGATTTTGGTAATGATTCCGTTATCGCTAACGTAGAGGTTAGTCCGGTCGAGTACGTCCAGCGCACCAGTGATAAACATATCCGCCTTTGCCTTGTTACGGGGGTAGACCCTCTCTGCCTCCGGCCTGCATCCGGGGAAGTAGTCTCCGGCGCACAAGGTAGCCGCCCATAGCTTACCGCTTACCATTGCCTTATGTAGGCTATCCGCTTGATTGTTCATTCATTCCTCCTATATGTAGAATCTTATCACTGATTTAGTTGTTCTGTCAACGCTGTTTACTGAATTTTGTGCAGTAACCACTCCCTGTCAAAGCGTGTCTTGTGGGTTAGTTCAATCGCCCACTGGCTCCAGCCCATCGCTTTAGCCGTCTCCGCTGCCGCGAAGTCATGATTAGCATCTTTATTCAATCCCTTGTAGGCAGTTAGCCTGTACCACTGGACGCCGTTAACGTACACAGCGATCCATTTCAGTTTGCCTCTGAGTTTGCGGTCTGCGGTCCTGATGTTGATTGATTCCATGATCATTCTCCCTTTATTGGTAATTAGCGCTGCCGTGTCCCCGTGTTCCATTGCCGCCGCTTTTGTTGCCGGAGCCGTAACCGTCTCCGCATCCGGAGCCGCAGCCGTCGCAGGAGTTGGAGTCGTAACCCACATGGCTTATACTGCTACCGCCTCCGTCGCTGTAGCCCCTGCCGCTACCGGAGCCGTGGCTATATACTCCGCCGTCTCGGTAGCCCCAGCCTTCCCCGTAGCCGCAGCCGTATCCGTATCCGTCGCCGCAGCCGCAGCCGCAGCCGTAGCCGCAGCCGTATCCGATTCCTTTGTTGAATTCTTCGTAAGTCATTGTCCCCTCTTTATTTGTGTTGGCCGCCGAAGCCGTCGCCGGAGCCGCCGCCATAACCTCCGCCTAGACTTCTACCGTAGCCGAAGCCGAAGCCGGAACTGTAATCCTCCTTACTCACATCCCGATACCGCTGCCGTCGCCGTCGCCGCTGCCGTAGCCGCTGCCGCATCCGTCCCCGTCGCCGTCGCCGTAGCCGGAGCCTTCTCCGCAGCCATAGCCGTGATCGTAGCCGCCTCTGCCGTCGCCGTATCCGCTACTGTCGCTGTATCCGTTACCGTCCCCGCCGCAGCCGTAGCCTTTGCCGTCGCCTTCGCCCACTCCTCCGACGTGGCCGGAGCCGGAGCCGTAGATCCATCCATGGCTGTAGCCGCCGTAATCATACCTGATTGATTCGTCCATGACTATTCCCCTCCGTCGTCTTCGTCGCTTCTTCCGTTTCCGTCTCCGTCTCCGTGGCCGTAGCCAGTTCCGTAGTCGCTGCCATCGCCGCTGCCGTAGTCTGTTCCGTAGTATTCTCCGCCGCCGTAGCCTTTCCCGTAACCTGAACCGCTGCCGCTGCTGTCGCCGTGGTAGTAGCCAGGGCCATATCCTTCTCCAGATCCGTAGCCTTCAGCGCATCCGCCGTAATCATAACTGATTGATTCATCCATTATCGTTTTCTCCTCTCACCCATCTCCGCCGCAGCCGTCGCCGCAGGCTCTGCCGTTACCGTAGCCGTATCGTTCTCCGTAGGCTCTGCCGTAACCGTCGCCGTCACCTTCGCCGCGACCATAGCTGTCGCCGCAGCCACTGCCTCCGCCGTCGCTGCTTCCGTATCCGTCGAGGTAGCCGTCTCCGAAGCCGCCGCTTTCGCCTCTTCCACGGCTGGAGCCGTGGCCATCGGCATATCCGCCATAGTTATACTTTGCTAATTCATCCATCACTTCTCTCGGCCTCCTTGATAAAAGCGTGCAGCTCAGGGTAAGCCTTGCGGTTGGTTGATACAAATTCAATGAACTTACCGGATGACAGATCCCGATAGCTACGATCTCGCGTAAAGTCGATTGTCGCCTTCACAAACTGAAGATTCTTCAGTATCCGGTCTCGCTTCAAGTTTCCCTTGAAGATGCGGAATTCGATAGTGTGATCGTTGCAGACATTAACCGCTTCGTATCGGTCGTAGCTGGTCCCGCACTTACCTATCGTCTTGCCCATTTTGAGAGCCGCCCAGCCGCTTGAATCGCGCTGGGCTATCCGTCTGACAAATCCCCAATTTTCCGGCGCATTGATGAAGACGACGATCTTTTGTATGTGCATCTTGGTTAAAGCCTTGCGCGAAACATGAACATGGAAGCCGCAGGTGCTAGTGTCGTGGCTCTTTAGCCCCTTCACCCCGTCGCCCCAGTCCTCTTTCCACAGCCGCGTGATAGCCTCCCAGGTGTGGGGATGGGTTACGATCTCGAATCCGTGGCTAATGCTGCCGTCCTCTTTGAGATACACGTGATCCTCGCCCAGCTTGTCGAGGACCTCCTCTGCTTTCTCATCCAGGTCTGCGTTGTTTGCTAGCTCCACCTCTAACTCACAACCATAGTAGATCCTGTTGTTTTCCGCACGCCCATTAGGTGAGCCGTGGAACACGGGCAGCGGCTTATAGTCGTAACCGTGAACGTGTTCTGATTCCGGCCTGTTACAACCGCTGCAATAGTATTCTCCGTTTCTTTCGGAATAATAGAGTTCGTCTGTCGGTTGCACATCGCCGCAGGAATCACAGCATCCGTATTCGTCGGAGCAATTCGTACAGATAGGCCCGTTGCCCGAGTGCGCCCAGATGTCGTTCTTGTTCTGTAACTCATCGCAGGCTATACAGGTGAACAGGTTGTTCCTGACACAGCGGGAACACATAATACTCTCGCCTGTTACTGTCGCCGGAGTGTCTGAAAGGTTGTTCTCACTCACTAGCTGTACACAAACCGGGCAGTTAGCTAGTTCGGACCCTTTGTTGTATCGGTCGCTGCAATCGTCGCATACTAGCGTGCAGACTACTAACTCTTCGTCCTCGTTCAGCATTACCGGATCGCCGTTATTGGCATAGATACGGTGAGTTGTTGATGTTGCATCACAGCGTTCGCAGGGCATGGGTATCCTCCTTTGCTCGTTATCGGTTAGTTGTCGCCGCCGCTAATCACTATGTCGATAGCGCGGAATGTCTGATACTCGTTCGTCACCCAGTCTAGCTGTCGCTGGAGATAGGCCGCCTCCTCGCGCCAGTAGGCAGCTTCGTCGATGGCAAGGTTGTTGCTGTACCAGATATCGCCCACAGCCTCCCCCATATCCTCGTTAATGATGGTTATGCGACCTTGGGCGTCCATAAAGGCGAGCTTGTTGCTCCAGCCTACCCAATCGGCGATGCAGTCCTGTACGCCTTTGTCTTGCAGTGTCTCCTCATCTAGCCCGATCTCCGCTAGTTTAGATGCGAAGTGGTAGGAGTCAGATCGCGCCTCATCGGTTATCTCGATGCCGCCAATGATGCCGTTATGCGCCATGTAAAGGTATGGCGTTACCTCGAAGGGATGGCAGTTATCCCGCGTCTTCGGTCCATGAGTCGCCCATCGGTAATGGAGGACGTAGGGCGTGCCGGGGACTATCTGCTGTTTGATGGCCTTGTCCAGGTCGTCTTTGGATAGCCCCTTAGTGATCTTTAGCTGGTCCTCCTTTGCCGTCATTAGGCCCCAGCCATGCGGGTTTCCATCCCATGCGCGGGTTAGGATGTCCTGCTTGGGCAGTTCTCCCGTCTTAGATGCAATGATTAAGCACATATTCGATCCTCCCTTTGTCTTAGCTTTCGCTGTCGCTGTCGCCGTCGCCGTCGCCGCTGCCGTCATAGTAGCCGAAGCCGCCGCAATCCCCCCTGCCGCTGCCTTCAAACAGGTCTCGACTGTTTCCTCTCCCGATCATATCGCCGGAGCCGACACTGAAGCCGTTGCCATAGCACCATATGTAGCCGTCGCTGTCGCTACAGCCTGCTCCGCTGCTGACTCCGGAGGTCAAGAAGCCACCTGATTCAACGCTTTCATCGAAGAAGCTTATGCTCTCGTTCATTAGATCCTCTCCTTTACTGGTTAATGCTAATCCCGCTATCCCCGCACACTAGCCGGAGCTAATATGCGGGAGGGAGGGACTAGGCCGACCAGACCGGGACCGATTCGATGCTGGCGCGTGCCGCGTCGGTGCAGGGGATGATCTCGACCGCTTCGGTCAAGAGCACCTCGCTAACCGGGCAAGGGAACTTGCAGTTTCCCGGCTTCTTCGTGCCTTCCATGGCGAGCTGGGAGAGGCTGGCAGCCCCATCCCAATACCAGATCCGCCGCGCATCGGCCAGCGTCACCTCGCGGCCTTCGCGGGAGACGAGCGTTCCGGCGAAGACCCCGGCGCTGTAGGTGCGAACGATCACGTACTTGTTATTCATGTTCATGAGTAGTAGTTTCCTTTTCTTTTCTTCCTGGTTACGTCCAGGCCCGTTTGTTATGCTTCTATGTTAGCGTAGAATTGAGTTGTTGTCAATAGCTACCCCGAAAAAAAGAGAACTTATTTTTCCGCTTCCCGGTAGTACTGCTCGATCCAATAGCGGTTGGCGAAGTAGGCGAGAAGGGAGATCCCGGCGACGGCCAGAGCTTTTTCGGCATTGGTCGCGTGCATCTGGAACGTGGCGTAAACGCCAATGATCGAGTTAATGACGATCATGGAGATTGCTTTGGCCGCTGCTTTGGTTTCTTGTCTCATGCTCACCTTTCTATTCTATTATGCGATAGAACTTTTCCGTTGTCAATCGGTTAACGGTTAATCTCCGCGTGAGAGTTACTGTTAAAATTGCAGTTGGTCCGGACGGTGAGCAGGTCGCCGTTGCGGACGGTTAGAGTTACGGTCACGCCGCTGCCCTCGTTAGCGCGGCAAAGGCCCGCATACATGGACTCGGCAAGCGAGACATCGGAGCCGCGCCACACTGTACCCTTGTTTCCCATCGAGATAAAGCACTGGTTAGGAATCGTTGCCATTGGTTAGGCCTCCTCGTTGATTTGGTCAATGCCGCGCTTTATGTCATCCACGCCCATGTTGATCGAGTCTAGGCCAATGTCCAGGTTCTCCAGGATGCTCGATAGTCTGTCAGACTTATCTCTGATTCGGTCGCGCAACTCGGAGAGTTGAGAGATCAGCTTTTCGACCTCCCGCAGGCTCTCACATGCCTTGATTATCGCTTGATTGTCCATTGGTTAAGCCTCCTCTTTCCTGATCGCTTCCATCACTTCCCGGAGCCGTGAGTTAGTTTCTGACAGAGAGTGACGCAAGATCTCTGTCAGTCTAATCAATTCGCACTCGGCCTCCTTTGCACGCCTCTCCGCCTCTGCTAGTTCAGCGGAGAGCTTAGCTACTTGGTCTGGAAGCCCTTCTAGGTACTCTTGCCACTCCGCATCCGCGTCTGCGGAGTCCTTAATGCTATCCATGTAATCGTTGTAGTCCATGGTTAGGCCTCCTCTTTTCCAGCCGCCAGCCGCCGCGCAAACGTCTTAGCTCGGTATGCCGTGGGGAATTGCAGGAAACCGGAGACCGTGGTTATAGTGCCGTCATCATTGGCACGCCGGACGGTATAGGCGCGGATAGTGGAACCGGAACCGGCCTTTTCTGAGGTGATGAAGTAGCGGCCCCCGTAGACCTCACTTGAGACGCGGGATCTGAAGAAGCGGAGTGTATCAGGGGCAAAAAACTTGTAGCCTGCCGCTTGATTGGCGTCTTTAATTTGCTCGATTGTGCTAAACATTGGTTAGTTCTCCCTTTCTTTGAGTTCGATATTGGGTTGCCCCGCAACGAAAATATACCCCTTCGGGCCTTCCCCTGCCGTTAGCGGCAGCGGGATGCCGTGAGCGTTGGCGTATTCGATGGCCGCGACCTCATGGTTTTGGTACACGCCCCCCAGGTCGTAGCTCCATGCGTAATAGCGCCGCTTGTGTCCTTTGGCAGTTACGCTGATCCGGGCTGGTAGCGTGTTTGTCGGGCCGTGGTAGCGCGTCTCGATTGCTGCGTGCATGGTTATTGCTCCTTTAATGATTCGGTTAATCCGATCATCGCAGCCCGCTATGCGCTAGCGAGCTGAGGGATAGGACTAATCGCCAGCCGCGAGAGTGAACAGGCAGAACAGCAAGAACGCTATCGCCATTGCATCGAGCAAGATATCCTTGATCCGTCTCATTTTTGCGCCATTAAACAGGGGCTTCTTTGTGTCGGTCATGATTGATCTCCTTTACTTGGTTACAGTATGCGCCGATTTCGGCAGAGGGTCAACTGGTTTCTGCTGGTTAACGGTTAGTCTTCTTCGTCGCCCTCCTCCTCCTCCCGATCTCGCCCTGCGTCATATTCTGCCATGGAATAGGCGGCAATAGCGGCAGATTTCGCGTCATCATAGATATGGGAGTCCAATGCGGCGAGCATCCCTTCCCCCATTGTCCAACCGGCAAGAAATCCTCGATTGGTTGGCAATCGTGCGATGATCGGCATAAAGACGGTATCGCCTGATCCGTACCAGCCCGTTATATACCGATCACGGTTATAGGTCGGCAGGTGGCCACTTGCGGATTCAAGGCGCAGGCGGAATGTGGAGCCGATGCGGTCTACTTCCAGCCCTTTCGAGGATTGATAGAACCCCCTGCCTATTCCAGGTGTCGCCGGAGTCCATCGGTAGGGGCCTACTATTTTCCGCATCTTTGCACGGTCTGCGAGTGGACGCGAGTAGTCGATCATCGTAATTTGAGCAAACATGGTTATCCTTTCATTTGGTCGCGCAATGCTCCCAGCCCCGCGCCTTATCTTTATTCGGTAAGGCGCGGAATCGAAGCACTGCTGAGCTATTCGTCGCCGTATGTGTCGGTTAGGTACTCCGCCGCCTCCTCCTCCGAGTCGAATGGACCCGCCCAGTCTGTACAGTCCATGTATCCCGGCATGGAGAGCCGCGCATAGTAGCCTGTCAGTGTCTCCACGTCTTCTTTCTCGCACTCGCACTCCCGCATGACCTCAGTGAGAGTGAAACAATCATCAGGGAACAACTCAGTATCGCCGTGCTGGTTGGTAGCGTGGTGGAACGTTCCGTAAACTATCTCAGGTTTCATGCAATTCTCCCTTTATCGGCGCAATAATGCCGTCCCAATACCCTATCATGACGGGCGATAAGGCATTGAATGGAATCACTACTAGGCTGCGATGCGGCGCGGACGGTTAGCACGGATGAAGGCTGCTAGCTCTTCCCTCGTGATGTCACGGACGGCGAGATCGGTCCTGAAACCATAGGACTCACAGTAGTGGTCGCCGGAGGTGACGTGCGACTCGTAGAAACTCATCAGCTTCCAGGTATCGATATCCCGCATGGTATGCTTAGTTTCCCACTGAAGGCTAAAACGCCGCGCTAATTCATCGCAGAAATCAGCATACCCCCATGACTCCCAGGCTTTGATGTATGCTTCATGCTCCCGTTCGCTCAGGTCGGTATCGTCCAAAACGGGATAGTCTTCAAGCGACGCTTCTATTTCTTCCGCATCGCCGGCCCGGTCGGGATGCACCAAAATAACCTCATACCAACCCGGCCCCCAATGGCCGAAGCGATGCACCTCGACAGTATCGGATTCGCCGCCCAGGATGCGTAGCGCGGCCGCAAAGTTAGACTCCTCCAATGAGCCGGAGTCACGAGTTTGGATTAAACCTAGTACTAGCCAATCTTGGCGATCCGGAAGCCCCAGGCCCCGACAATCGACCCTCGTAGGTTGATACTCTTTGTAAGTCTGCATTGTGCAATTCTCCCTTTATTGATTCTGTAATCCGATCATTCTAGCCTGCTATTCGCTAACAGGCTAACCTGATAGGACTAGCGGGATTAGATCTCCTCAATCCACAGCTCAGCGCCGCGCATGATCTCTAATTCGTCCTCTGCGTCCTCAAGCGAATAGCACGTTACAGGGTCCCATTCGCCCAGTGAGTCCGATACAACCCACTTGAATAGATCTTTTCCGTATTGGATCTCTGTAATGCTGTAGCGCTCCATGGTTCGATGCTCCTTTAAGGTTGGTTGGTTGTAGCGGTAGACTAGTCAGACTAGTTAGGTGGACTAGTCTACCGCAAATGGATGATCAGTCTAGGGCGATAATCCTACACTCGCCGTCCACCGTGATCGAATTGGGCAGGTGCCCTAGGGCGGCCGCAACAAACAGGCGGTTTTCTACGGTATCCCGCTTGTATCCATAGTCCTTTGCCGCTTCCATAGCCCCGTAGAACGTATCGCCAATGGACAGGGCCTCTGCCCAGGCGATGCCGCAAATGACGGCATTAACGTAACTATCTTTCATGTTCGTAACTCCTTTCTTCAGTAGAATACCACAGTGACAGGGGAAGTCAAGCTCTAATCGCAATTAGAAGTATTAAACCTTCTTAATGTTCCCCTAGCCTATCCTTATTATATATGGGACGTGCGGCGGCGGGGCGGCTCGACTTAGCTAGGGTGTACGGGCTAGGGTGTACGGGGTAGAGTGGACGGGGTAGAGCGTACGGGCTAGCTTGGACAGGCTAGGGTGTACCGGCTAGCTTGGACAGGGTAGGCGGTAAGGTGTAACTCGCACTAGATAGCTTGCACAGGGTAGCTTGGACAGGGTAGCTGGTACGAGATAGCTTGGACAGGGTAGAGTGGACAGGCTAGCTTGGACGGGGTAGCTTGGACAGGCCGGCGGCCGGCGCTTAGGCGCAGAGGGTGGGGGTGGCCAGGGACGGGACGGGCATGGGGGTGGCGGCCTCCACAACCATATTTTGAATTTTTTTTTAGAAAAATGGCCACAAACAACAACCACCAACCCAACCAACTAACCCTCTCAACCACACATCTAGCAACCATTTAGAAAAACTACCCCAATATTTCTAACCCATAAACCAAACTTATACCAGCCTCAATCCCCCCTAGCTACGGAAACGACACTTATTCATCCTTAGCGTAGAACCGTTATCTATCGACCTATAAATCTCGCTTATACATACCCCCATTTCCGCGCTTTTCCGTCCTTCTTAGCCCATCTCTAGCCTATTCCGCCTCTATTTATAAGCCATCCTTATAACTCACCGATACTCCCCCGGTGGTAAAACCACACTTATTCCATCTAGCGGTAGAATGCTGATCTTTATCCAGTATAAGCATTACTTATGTTATATGGGTGTTTTGGCAGTAGTGGTAAGATGTGAAAGTATGAAGATGACACTTCGGGCGATATCCCTTAAAGATGCAAACGCATTTGTTGAATCATTACATCGACACCATAAGAAGGTCCAGGGGCATAAATTCAGCCTTGCGGCGATAGTAGACGGGGTAATCGTTGGGGTGTGCATTGTCGGCAGGCCGGTTGCTAGGTTACTAGACACTGGCAGGCACGTAGAGGTGACTAGGTTGTGTACGGATGGGACAAAGAATGCTTGCTCTTTCCTTTATGGAGCGGCGGCTAGGGCGGCGCAGGCTCTTGGGTATGAGTCTATCGGTACATATATACTGGAGTCGGAGCCTGGGACATCTTTAATTGCTAGTGGGTGGAGGTTTAAGTATGCGACTGGAGGCGGGACTTGGGACCGCCCTAACCGCAGTAGATCAGATAAGCATCCAACTGTACCTAAGAAACTGTTCGTCAAGACGTTCTATCGACCTGAGTAGAGTGGGGTACCATATATCGCCAAAAACCTGAGTCTCCTGCTATCAAGTTTTCGACGAAACATAGTACTTCGCTTTCCTTAGTACCATTGCCTGCCGGGGGTTAAAAGCGCACTTTCGGTGATACAATCTACATATGGGGCGGATCATTTAAGAAGCATCACATTGGCGGCAATACTACCTCTAAATCTGAGAAGTTGTGGAAGCGGATGTGTAGCCGGAAGTTGCGGAGGGCGATCAGCGAGGCGATGCTGCGCTTTGATGATGAGTGTACGGTTCTGCCGGTAGCCGATGAGGTAGTGAATAAGTGGGACGGACCTAAAGACGGTAAGAGGTATTACGATAAGGGCGAGGTTGGTCGGCATCCGAAGCTTATCCGTAAATAATGACATTAGCGCTAGTCCCTCCCTCCATACTTAAACCCTTTTATGTATGCTGTGTCTGTAGTTTTTGATACATAAGAAAGCGGGATGTTCCCGAAGTCTGCTTCGGCGACATCGGGAAAACTGCGAAATGGCGTAAGTTTGACATGCCACGGATTTTCGTATTGCCACGGTGGAGAATCACTGGATAATAGGGTTGTTGTACAATGAAGCTAATGCGCAGGTTGTTCCATTCCTTACATGGCATGGATGAGGCTTCCGCCCCGCGAGCCATTTCAATCACGGGGCATTAACTGTTTCTAGCTTGGAGGCTGGTGAATGAGAAGTGTTTCTTTTGCTCATAGTGATATCGAGGGCAGGAAGGCTTTATTGATTACAGTGACGGACGGGATCGGCGCGGTTTATTCAATTAAGCTGTTTGCTGATGAATTAGCCGAGGCCGCCGAGATAGCGGCTTCTGATCCGTCTAGTAGTGTGTGTCCGCCAGATTACATAAATATCAGAGAGTGCATTGGTCATTTCATCGGTAGGACGATTGAAGACATTACACAGCATGACCGGGATGAGTTCGAAGAGAACAGAAGGACCTATATCCAGTTCCTGTTGAGCGGCGGCGACTATATCAAGTTCTTCATTGGTCCAGATGGCTTTCAGTATAGTGCGGATGAGGGCTGATGCTGGTTTTCTCTTTAGTGATAGAATCTCTTTATGCACTATTTAGGTGGTAAGTTTAGAATCAGAAAACAGGTCGCTGCGGCGATTCAACCATTTGTGACAGAGCGGTACTTTGAGCCGTTCTGCGGATCGGCCTGGGTGGGTGAATTGATCCAGGCTCCCGTAAGGGTCTTCTCTGACTCACACCCGGAACTCATTGCCCTTTGGAATGCCGTACTTCTCGGCTGGCATCCTCCTGAGCATGTATCGGAACAGGAATATGGACGATTAAAAGATGGTGGCGGTCCTCCCCACCTGCGTGGCTTCGTCGGCTTCGGATGCAGCTACTCTGGTAAGTGGTTTGGTGGGTATGCTAGGAACTCTCGTGGGGATAATTATGCTGGTCAGGCGAGTCGGTCTTTAGTGTCGCGGACTGGCGGAGAAAGAAACTACGCCGGGAACGCGAGGAATCAGCTTATTGGCCGGTCTGGTAACTTCGCCAATTCTCATTTCTTAAACTTCGACTACCGGGATATCTTCAGCCTGTTGCGCCCCGGCGATGTTGCCTACTGTGATCCGCCGTATCGCGGGACTACTCGATATAAGGGCGTGGGTGATTTTGACCATGATGAGTTTTGGAGCCACTGCCGCGCTACTGCACAATCGGGAGTCCACCTCTTTATCAGTGAATATTCCGCGCCGAAAGACTTTAAGTGCGCCTTAGAAATCCCCACCCGCACCGGGATTCGTACAAATGAACGCTCCGCCCAAGACCGCGTTGAGCGCCTGTTCACCTTGACTTAATCCCGCTCCTCCCGCATAATAGAGAAATGAATGAACAAATCAACCTTCATGGATTGCACTACTCCCCAATTGTGACATCAGCTTCGGTCTACGGTAAAGAGATCCTGGATAAGGGTGTCCCGGAGGGGTTTTCACTGGTTGGCTTCCGGGCACCGCAGCCCGGAGAATATATCCTGACTACTAACGGAATTGCGGTTGTCTTCGAAGGAGAGCCATCGGTCCTGAAGCCGTTTATCATCCTTAGGACCCTTGCTAAAAGAAACGTCTATTCCTTTACTGAGACTGGCGAGAATCGCCCCTTGAAGGCAGGTGAGTGGGGTTGGGATGGGTTCGTCATGTTGAACAATGACTCTACTGTGTTCAATGCCAACAAGAGCTACCGTGTCTATAAGATGGTCAAGTCTTATGTTTGGGAGTAGCGATGAGAGTTATCATTGCTGGATCCAGAGGTTATAGGGGCGGGGTTCCCGGAGTTGAAGCGGCTATTCGCGGCTCCGGGCTTACTGTGACGACTGTTATTTCGGGAGTTGCGAAAGGCGCTGACTTAGCAGGTGAGTGGTGGGCTAAGTCGAAAGGCATTCCCTGTGAACGGTTTCCTGCTCAGTGGAATGAGTTCGGCAAATCTGCCGGAATGATCCGTAATCAGCAAATGGCCGACGCCGCTGAAGCACTAATCGCTCTCTGGGACGGTAAGAGTCGCGGTACAGAGGCCATGATTCGCATGATGAAAAACAAACCCTCTTTCGTTTATTGGGATACTTCTTGGGGATAAATCTGAAATGCGCTACTGGACTCGTTTAGTGAAAAGCGGAGATGAGCAGACTTTTGTCACCATGTCCGACGATGAGATTATCCGCAAGTACTGGGATCCATGGAAGGCTTTCATGAAAAGAGAAGGAACTTGGAACGACGATCTAGTGCCCATGGACTTTATTGATATTTGGGCGAATGCTAATAACGCATGGAGTGATGGAGAAGGATATGAATAAACAAGAGAAAACCACCGTAGTTAACACCACCCCGTTCTTTAGCCTGCTTACGCTTTTGTTTATTGCGCTCAAGCTAACCGGCTATATCGACTGGTCTTAGGTCTGGGTGCTTGCCCCGATCTGGATCCCGTTTGCCTTTTTTACTTCCATCTTTCTGGTGGTTGCGTTTGTTGCAATCGTAAGGGAGTGGCGGAAGTAATGGACCTAGAGCGGCTGATTGCTGATGCTAAGCGATATCAATGGCTTAAAAGCCAAGCCGATCACCATAACTACGACGGCGGATATTGCGGCAGTTGGTCGCTCCCCTACATAGATTCCTACAGTATGTATGCACAGGGTCCGTTTGATTTTCGTAAGGACTTCGATGCGGCCATCGACCGGCAGATGAATAAGAATAGCGAGCCTACCCCGCAGAAGAAGTTCCCTAAATGCTCCGGCTGCGGAGAACCTGGAAGCGGTGTTCTTAACTGCAAATGTTGCAGTCGGAAAATCTGTGTGAGTTGCCTTATGTGCAACGGTCTGTGTGAGCCATGTTATCAGATCCAGTTTTATTGATTGATGTCTGTAGCCGCGCCGCGCTACCATCTTTCCATGGCCGAAGACAAACAGCTAACTAAACACTTCAAGGCTTCCGAGTTCTGGTGCAAGCACTGTCAAGAGCAAGGAATCAAGCCGGAGTTTGTCGATCTCTTACAGGAGTTCCGCGACTTCGTTGGTGTCCCACTTGTCATCACCAGCGGATACCGCTGTAAGAACCACCCCGTCGAGGCGTCTAAGAAACCCGGCTCCATCGGTCGCCATACCCTCGGCGTAGCAGTGGATCTGTTTGCTCCGTCACTTACCCTACAGCAACTCTACTCTAAAATCAAGGAGTTTGGCCGCTTCCAGGGAGTCGGCGTTTCTGTCGCTAGGAACTTCATCCATTGTGACGTAAGGCAGGATAAGGCTAATTGGTACTACTCCAGCTCCGGCCACACAGTCCCGTGGGATGGAGATTGGAACATCTTGAGTTGATTATCATGGACGAATACTTAGAGAAACTAGCTACCTTCCACGCCGCCCTAAAGCCGGGTGATCTCGTGTTTGACAATCTTACCAAGACTAATTGCAAAGTCTTTTCTCTAAGCCATGACGAATACGGTAATCGCGCCATTTGGATTGAGTCTGACTACCTAGGTGGTGGCCGCTTCCCGTGGGAGATTGACCCGCCGACCGAAATCTAGTAGACTGGTCTTGGAATGAAAGCATATTACGAAGAAAATGGAATTACGATCTACCACGGCGATAATCGTGAGATTATCCCATCGCTTACTGGCGTAGATGTAGTTATCACCGATCCGCCTTACGGAGCTAAAACCCATAAGGGCGCTAGAAGCATGAAAGACCTAGTAAAGTCTCAGATTGACTTCGCGCCTATTACCGATGATGAGTTTGTGGATATGTGCGGGACTCTCGTCGGCCTTGCTCAAAGGTGGGTCGTTATGACGTGTGAGTGGAGGCACGCTGTAAGGCTAGAAGACATGGGCTTACTTGTCCGTCTCGGCGTTTGGATTAAGCCGAACGGCGCACCTCAGTTCACTGGCGACAGGCCGGGAACGGGATGGGAGGCCGTTGCCGTAATGCACCGTCCCGGAAAGAAACGCTGGAATGGCGGAGGCCATCACGCCGTATGGAATTTCCCTACTGTCCGAGGCCAACATCCCACCGAGAAGCCAATTAAGTTGATCCAGAAGTGGGTGCAAGACTTCTCGGAAGAAGGAGAGTGTGTATTGGATCCGTACATGGGTAGCGGCACGACCCTGGCCGCAGCTCGATCCTTCGGGCGAAACGCAATCGGAATAGAGATCGACGAACGATACTGTGAAATTGCAGCTAAAAGACTACAGCAACAGGTTTTAGGATTCTAAATGGAAATCGACTCAATGAAAAAACCTCTCTCCACTGTCTACACTGAGCACCTCACTCCGATGCACACGGCAATTACTGAAGGAATGGTAGTTGGCCTTACAGAGCGCATCGACGCCTCTAAGGTAATGAGTGTTCTGGATGTGGGCTGCGGCATGGGCGTGGCTTGGCCTTCTTTTCGCAAGGCTTTCCCGAATATGAAACACTTGCACGTTATCACGCCAGATACTACCGAGCAAGATAACGCCGAAGCAAATAGTGACGTGACATGGATCGGGCTAACGGTGGATAACTCTTCGTTGTATGAAGGACGATATCACTACGACCTTATCTGGGCGCGGCACTCTCTTGAGCACTTCACCTCTCCCTTTCTTGACCTCTGCCTACTCAAAGAGCGGCTTGTCAACGGCGGGAGAATGTATGTCGAAGTTCCGGCACCCGACACAGTATGCAACCACGAATCTAACCCCAATCACTACAGCGTCATGGGTAAGCGCATGTGGGCGAATCTGTTCGACAAGGCGGGATTCAAGATCGAAGATCATGGAGAGTTGAAGATTGAACTCGAAATCGGTCCCGACACTTATTTCTGGTTCCTTCTCCAATAGCCAATCTTTTGTGCTATATTTGAATTGTACGTAATGGTTGTTTCATAGCACCTCCTTTCGGCTTGACCCCCGGCTTTCCTCCTTTGCCGGGGGTTTTGCTTTTTACCCACAAAATGCTAAGATATACTCATGCAGACACCAACCTGTCACGAATGCGGATTTGCAGTTAAAGTCGTCTCGGCCACAGAAGCATATTTCATGTGTATGCCAAAAAGCGAGAAGTCAATCGAAGTAGCAGACAAAGGATGCCCCGACTGGTGCCCTCTTTGGGATAAGAATTATGAACACAAAGACGCATGAGTGCTTCGCCTGGGACTATGAAACCGACAAGAGGGTTTACTTCGATTCAGCAAAGCCTCATTGTGGTAGCTGTTTGATGGAAGAAGAGTATGGCTACTTCGGAGGCTTCTCTGACGACCCGTGCTGTTGTTCTCATCAGCGCGAGTATGAACAGATGCAGGAAGAAACGGCCAAGTGATCATCCAGATTAACCCTCCCCTGCCGGTAACGACTGTCAAGGGACGTGGTTTTGCCCACTTTTTGATCGACTACAGCCAAGAGCATGACCTGATCTGGGTTGTTTTCATGAAAGAAAGCGGAGAATGTTGGTCTTTATCGAATAAAGACATTCGGATGGATGCGAATTTTACCCTTGGGACCGGAAAAGTCCCTTGGGAATCGTTAAAAACCGACTGAGATAGGTCCAAATGAACAAACATCAGAAGAAAATAGTAGCCCTGGTCTATAAGAACGCTGAAAACGGCATCTCGATTGACGAAATCGCCAAGAAGTTGAAGATTTCTCCGTTCTCACTGTCTCTTGAGGTTGACGAACTGATAAAAATCAACGCTCTGGAGGAGTTTCCTGGCAAAATCATCAAGCCTTCCACGAAGAGATTGACTATGCTGTAGGCTGATGCTACAATAGAAGCATAAACAGGTCGCCAACGCGACAAAACGGGACTAGCCTTTCCTCCTTTAGCTAGTCCCGTTTTCGTTTTTCATCTTGATTTACCGCCCTCGATAGTAGACAATGGATTTATGCAAAACAAGAAGCCTAAAATGGTATCTAGCGCAATCGAGATGAAACCCGCCTACAGGGAAAACTTAGTCTCGATGCTGAATCAGACCCTTGCCGACTTGACGGATCTGAAAACGCACGCCAAGCAAGCGCATTGGAACGTTCGCGGAGAGAACTTCGTGTCTTACCATAAGTTATTCGACAAGGTTGCCGGTGAGGTTGACGGCTTTATCGACGTAGTTGCTGAGCGGTGCGCTCAGATCGGTGGATTCGTTCACGGCAGGCTTTCTGATGCCGCCAAAAACTCTAGCGTGCCTGCTTTCCCGGACGACATCACAAAGGACCATCAATGCCTATCCGCTGTCTTGGCAAGCGTTTCTTACATGGCTAAGTCCTGCCGGGATGGAATCGAGTACGCCGAAGACAATGGCGACTATGCGACTTCTGATATGTATATCGACATTACCCGCGCACTGGACAAGCTTCTCTGGATGCTGCACGCCTCAAACGCATGATAGACAAAGACACATTTCGTTTATCCAATAAATGCTACTTCGGGCAGATGAAAGAGAAGGATTTGATCGTCCTTCACACGGTTCACGAGAGAAGCGCGAAGGATCACTTCGCGGCGGTCCAGAAGGCAGAAAACAGGGTATCTTGCCCCTACGTTTTGGATACCGATGGGACGATATATGAACTATACGATCCTAACTTCTGGAGTCTTCACCTAAAGATCAAGCGCGAGGACAATGTAAACTTCAATGACAGGCGGAGTATCGGCATAGAGATTTGCGGACAGGGCCAACTGAGGAAGAAGGGCGACTCTCTGTACTCAAGAAACAAATTTTCTTTAGTGAAGTACTGTGACATGAAAGACGAATACGCCTACGTAAAGACTTTCTACCGAGGTCCTGAGTACTACACGGTTTTAACAGACCAGCAGAAAGTCGGGCTTGGCGTCTTGGTCGATCACCTCTGCTCTCGCTTTGGGATCAAGAAGAAGATAGCCGACGAGAAAATCAGAAACGAGTTCGATGTTCCGTTTTACTCTAAGTGGCAAGGCATCTGTACTCACGCTAACTTCCGGGAAGATAAGTACGATATCTCTTGGGATGTCATTGACAAGGCTTGGCTAGGATTGTAAAATGGTTGATGTAATGCGATTCGAAGGCTATATATTCACAAGGATCGGAACTCCTGATCCGTCCAGTAAAGACCACTACATCAGCAATGGCGTAATGGTCGAGGCGAAGGAAAAGGTCGATTTACCTGAATCGGCCTGTATCTATCAAAGAATGGAAGACTACTTTGGACGAACTAAAAATCAGAGTTGAGGCGAAGCCAGACGGGATGATTGAGATTTCCTTCCCGAACGCAGACATCATCGAGACTGAGCATGGTCCGATGATGGGTTTTAGATGCACTCCAGATTCTGCTCTATATGCAGGAGGGGCTATTATTCACGCGGCCTTTTCCGTGATGGGGTTGGACGAAGAAGAAGAGGAGAATGAAGACGATGAATGATGACTTGAAGCTATCCGATAGCGATATCGAAGAAATGCTTGAGGAGACAGGTAAGCGCCTCGACGAGATCGAGGGTCTTTTCCCTATTAAAGGGGAAGTTTTGTACTACCTTTCCGCTGGGCTTCCGCTCGTTCTATTCATCTTGTCTACTGCACTTTTTGCAGTCTGGGAGACACAAGTCCAGCGAGATTCCGCTTTCCAGCTTATGCTGCTTGCGCTAGTTAGCAGCATAGTGTTTAAGATTGACCGCATGTTTGAGTACATCATGATGCGGTTCGATATGTACGACATTGAATTGATTAAAGAAGGAGATAAGAATGAACCCACTGAAGATTGATTTTGAACTCATCCACCCGGATGCAGTCCCGCCGATGAAGGCAAATGACTCCGACGCAGCCTTTGATCTAGTTGCCGTCTCTTTTGAGAAGAAGGACTTTACTGTGATCGCCCATACTGGATTGAAGATTGCTCTTCCTCCCGGCTACGAGGCTCAAGTCCGCGCCCGGTCTGGCCTTGCGTCTAAGGGCATTGTGGTTGCCAACTCTCCGGGGACGATTGATCCCGGCTATCGTGGAGAAGTGATGGTGATCCTTGGCTCACTGACGGGCATCCCGCCTTTTCAGACCGGAGACATGAACAAGTGCATCCAGTGCGGCAATACCGTCCTTGAACCTGGGGATCGGGTTGCTCAACTTGTCATTCAGCCGGTTTTGAATGTTGAGTTTGAAGAAGTTGAATCTATCGACACGGAAACGGATCGCGGAGTTGCTGGCATCGGCTCTACTGGAACGAAGGCTCGGAAGAAGTGAAAAGGCACGAATCCAGAATTAAAGAACTGCTAAAAGTGGCGGCTAAGGTTGAGAAAGTCGGCGCTGGTAAGCTTGCGGCCTCTATCTGGATTCGCGGTCTATGTGTTTCGGTGGGGGTGAATTCCCTTAAAAGTCATCCGGTTCAGAAGAGGTTCAGTTCTAACCCCCATCGAATATTCCTGCACGCAGAGACCGACGCTCTAATTAAGGCTACCAAGATTCTTGACGATTTGAGCGATGCTTATATGTACGTAGTAAGAGTCAAGAAGGGCCAGGATGGGAGGTTGGTTCCGGCGCTGGCTAAGCCGTGCGATGGGTGTATGGGATTGATTTACCACTACTCCCCTAAGGGTGTTTTCTGGACTACCGATTCGGGAGTAATTGCTTACCAAGGAGTTCGATAGTGTATATCCAGGCAGATGAATTGGTTCGGGATCGGATCCCTATCAAGGAATCAGTCAGAAAGCTTGAGGAAGCCTTCCCTCATCTTAAAGACGTAAAGTGGAACGAGAAGGCTGATATTGCCGCGAGAGAAAAGCGGCGGAGAATGGAGAAAGAGAAAAATGGCAAAGTCGCTAAATAAGTGGATTGGTGTTGGAACTATCGGTCGTGACGCCGAGACAACACAGGTTTCAGCCAGCGCATCGGTAACGAAGTTTGCAATGGCTACTAACTACAGCTATAAGAAGGGAGATGAGTGGGTCGAAGAGACTGACTGGCACAACGTTGTTGCCTGGAACAAAAGTGGCGTTGCTCCGTACCTAGTGAAGGGAACTAAGGTATGCGTTGAAGGGCGGTACACGAATCGCTCTTACCAGGACAAAAATGGAGACCGTAAGTATATTTCTGAAGTTGTTTGCGACAATATTGTTCTTCTTAGCGGTAATAGTGGAGGACAAAAGCAGTCGTCGGCGGTAGATAACACCCCGTTTGGCGACGACGATACTCCGTTTTAATCAATAACGAGAGTTTCGTGATAACCTGTAGTAGAGTTGCATGGCATTTACAACAAGCGCACCGTTTTCGGACGAACAACAGAAGTCGATTAACACTTACCAGCGAGATGGCAGATGGCCTACTCTGTTTTGCGAGTGCGGCGGCAGGCAATATGGGCGCAATGATGGAATGGTATGCAACTCCTGCTTCAGGGTTGACCCTCAGTGTCCGACTTTCGTGACCAATTGGACTTGGAGCAAGTTTAAGAAAAACAAGGAACAGATTGATGGAGACACTGAATCTAGTAGTGATTAGCGGCAACATTAGTTCTGACGCCGTTTTGTACGAATCAAATGGAATTGAATACTGTGACTTTTCAGTAGTGACATTCCGTTCCGCAAAGACAGACAGCGGAAAAGTTAAGTCAAGAGAAGAGCACCACGTTACGATGTTTCGCCCTGGAACCATTTCCAAGTATCTTACCAAGGGCAAGTCGGTCCTGATTCAAGGCAGGGTAGCGCCTGCTAATTCTAAGGGGCCGAACATTATCGCAACGTCAGTAACTTTCCCAGGAAGGAATCAGGATGCTTAACATGAATGATGCCTTTGGTTTTGTTGTCGGCGTAGGCTCTTGCGCGGCGGCTTATCTAGCCTACTCGGCATATCAGAGGTTGATGTCGATTACTGCAAATTTTGCAGTTCTGAGTCAAGCATCTGAGAAGATCGAGCAAGACGTGGCTAAGCTTGAACGGATGTTTGAGATTTACTCAAGCGCGGCGGCTGACAATGACAAGGCTGCTAATTCTATCGCCAAAAGCGCGGTTCAGATGCAGGAGATGTTGGCTGAAATCCAGTCAATCATGATGCCGCCAGTGCAAGAGCAAGCCGCGCAGCCTCTTTCTATGTTCACCCTACAGGACTCTTTTGAGAGCATCCAGAAGGAGTTGATCGAGCAAGGAGTGGACCCAGAACTAGCTAAGTATAAGGCCGCAGATTATGAACTTGAGCGGTTGTCTAGCGGCCAACTGTCAGAAATCAGCATGTCCCTTTGAGAGGTAAATATGAAGAATGTAATCGTAAAGGCTTTGACAAAAGCCGACCAACTGAGCCTGAATCCAGAGCAAGCGGCTGATCTGGTCCTTGAGTACTTGGAAATTGCAAGCGAACTAGGGGTGACACCGGCGCAGGCTCCAGTTCCGACGCCACCTCCCCCTCCCCCTCCTCCGCCGTGGCCGATCATCAAGGCCGACATCAACCGGACGGTCAAGAAGAACCCGAACGCACCGGCCTGGAAGACCGACGAGTTGTTTAATCATTTAAGCAAGTTCGAAATGGGATTCACTACTAAGCCGGATGGATGGGAGAAAGAGATCAGTTTTCGCGCTGGACTCGTCAAAGACCCGAACGGAATGAAGGGGATCGGTGTTATCTTTCAGGCAATTGAAAGCCCTGAGTTCAAGATGAACTACTTTTTCTCTGTCGATGAGGCTGACGTAGATGTTGAATATGCCCTTGACGAGGTAAAGAAGAGCGTGAATAACATCTTGCGAAGGGTGGATAAGCCAGTTCCTAACTCAACAGTCCCGCTTCGCGCCATTCCTTCTGATATCGCTTCAATGGCAGGATTTACCGCAAGCGTTTAAGAAGAAAAACTTGGATTTTCAGGGTACGCCTCACTTATCATCAAATAAGGATGCGTACCCTAATTGTTTTCCTAATCATGTCTTTTGGGCTTTCGGCCCAGACCTCTCCTGAATATACTCAGTCGATCTCTCCGCCTAATACTCCCTATAGCTATCTGATTTTCCGCGACGGCTCGAACAACATCGAGTATATCTGTCGCGCTCTTTCCCGTCAGCCCGTCTTCTCTTGGACGGTGGCCGACACGACCTTGACTAGCATCGTCGTGTCTTCAAATACCGCGACCGTCACTACGTCATCCAATCACGGACTTGCTGTTGGTAATCAGGTAAGTGTTTACGGATCGACTGTGGCCGCTCTGAATGGCGGGTATCAAGTGGCTACGGCTGGAACGACTACGTTTACCTTCACTACCGTAGGCGTATCAGACGCGACCTACAACAATGCGGGACTAGGCTTGTCAACGACCTCTCCTCGTAGTAACGCAGGTATCTGGTCTATCCAGAAGTTCTTCTATACAACTACGTTCATGGACAGGTTTGGATGGGCAGACGGTTCTACTAACACTAATAAGTCTTGCAGCGATAGGGCTACTTATGCGTATAACTAAGATTTTTCAATTGGCCGTATTTTCGGCTGTACTTTCATTTGGTCAGTGCGCTCTCGTCTATAATCCATTCACTAACGACTGGAACTGTGGAGGTGCGTCTGGAACGGTTGGCGGGGCGTCTAATCTGACTACAGTTGGCGCTATTCCGTATGTTATATCCTCGGGCGTTTTGGGACAGAACGCGGCGAATCTAGCGTGGGACAATACGAACTTGTCGCTCACAGTTACGGCGGTCAACCGCATCCCGATTGGTCGGGGTGGTGGTGATATTGCGAATAACACGCGAGTTGGAGTAAGTGCACTCGGGGCAAACACGACCGGAACCAATAACGTTGCTGTCGGTGTATCTGCATTGTCGGTCAACAATACGGGCATCAACAACACGGCCGTGGGCTTTGAAAGCCTTAGGGATAATTCCACGGGTACATCCAATACCGTAATTGGATTTCAGTCGATGGCGCTTAATAGTACGGGCTTTAGTAACTCGTCGGTTGGACGAGAATCTCTAAGGTCTAATACGACCGGCAGCGCCAATACAGCATTGGGCCGAGAGTCGCTACTTTCCAATACGACCGGCTCAAACAACACGACGAATGGATTCCGGGCCGGGGTGACGGCGACATCGGCCAACGCCAATACTACTGGGTCGAACAACGTTTGGATCGGCACGGAGTCCGGTCCCGCGTCATCGACCCAACGAACCAATTCCGTCGCGCTCGGATACCGGGCAGTTGTGAATGCCGACAACGCCGGAGTACTGGGCACTGCCGGGATGCAGTGGTCTGTCGGTGGTCAAGTGGCGCCTGCTGCTACGCTCCATGTGGAGAACACGACGGCATCGACGGGCGTCACAACGTCCATCGTCCGCGCTGGCGCGGGGCAGAGTACCACTTCGCTACTATCAGTCCAGAATTCAGTTGGTACGCCGTACATGACAGTCAACCCTGTGGTCAGTGATGTGGGCACGTTAGGTTCTGAGTCTGTCTCTAATTCCGACTTCTCCACAGGCCCGTTCACCGGTTGGACGGCGGGTGCGGGATGGACTTACTCAAGTGGTGCTCAGCACACCAGTGGGACAGCAACGCTCACTCAATCGTTCTCGATCACAGCGAATAACCCTTATGTTGTTGTGGTAACGATCACCGGGCGTACAGCGGGGTCAATTACGATTGAGTTGGGCAGTGGCCCTGCGTCTGTGACTAATGCGATTACAGCGAATACAACTACCGCTCTAGTCTCCACAAGTGGCGGGTCGCAGACCTTAACCATTACCCCAACGACGGATTTTGATGGAACAATCACTGCGATTTCAGTAAAAATCGTCAATGCATCTAATTCAAATGCCGACTTTTATGATGCGGGTGGGTCTTTGTTCGCTAGTGTGCGAGGTAAAGCTTCGTTATCTAATACAGTATTTGGTAGTGGTTCGTTGAGATTTAATACAACAGGTATACAAAATACTGCATTTGGTGAAAGTACGTTGATAAGAAATACTCTAGGTTTGAATAATAATGCGTTCGGCAGATTAGCTCTAGCAGCAAATCTAACAGGATCATCAAACACTGCCATTGGTAGAAGTGCTCTTCAAGAAAACGTTCGTGGGTCTAACAATGTAGCAATCGGCGAAGCTCCTCTTTATAATAATATTTCAGGTGCGGCAAACATTGCTATTGGATCAAATGCATTATTCGCAAACACCATTGGATCTAACAATGTTGCCATTGGAGGAACCCAGACTTTAGCATCAAATATTTCTGGAACCAATAACATTGCAATTGGAACCGCTGCTCTGTCTGTAAATACTGCGTCAGAAAATACAGCCGTGGGCAGAGAATCTCTTCAAAATAACACAACCGGAACAAGAAATGTTGCTGTAGGGTATCGTGCTCTGAGATCAGTTACCACTGGGGAAAATAATGTTGGATTTGGACATCTTGCTGGTGCATTAAATACTGGGTCATTAACAACTGGTTCGAATAACACATTTATTGGCTATAACACTGGGTTTAGTAACACTACTCAACGTTCTGGTTCAGTTGCAATTGGCTCTAGTGCAACTGTCAACGCTGACAACGCCGGTGTCTTAGGCATTGCCGGGATGCGGTGGTCGGTCGGTGGGCAGGTGGCTCCCGCTGCGACTCTTCATGTCGAAAATACTACAGCATCCACTGGAGTTACTACGGAATTCATTCGCGCTGGCGCGGGACAGAGTACCAATAACCTGACCGAGTGGCAGAACAGTGGCGGCACGGCACTGTCTTACATCTCTAGCAGCGGTTCTTTCACTACTCCTTTTGTGCAGTGGCTGAACTCCACAGAGGGGACTTGCGATGCAACTACTAGGGGGCAATTAGTCATGGTCCAGGGCGGCGCGGGCGTGGCTGACACGTTCCGGGTTTGCGCCAAGGACGCAGCGGACGCATACGCTTGGACCGCCTTATATTAACAAGAGGAAATATGAAAACCTACGCACTAGCTTTAATTCTTTTGTCTTCTGCCTTATTCGGGCAATCGACTCCGGCTCAGGGGTTGATATTTAATCAGCTATCTTCCGATCCTCCTGCTACCACTTCACTAGTTGGTTCTACCGACAACCAAGACCAAGGACCCTCTATCCGTATAACGGTGACCGGGCCTGACGGGAATTCGTTCTCTGCTAGGGTTTACGGCGTCCCTGCTGCCGCCGCTATGGAGATCCTTTCTCAGTGGATGGCTACCCAGACTCGTTCAGACGGATCGCCAAAATACATCAACGTAGCAGATGTAATCCGCCAACACTCTATCGAACTCGTTCGCTCTCTAGTCTCCCAAGGATATGTGTCGAGTGAGACACGAGCTGAGATGGAAAAAATCCGAGCGGCCCAAAGCATGATAGAAGAGAAGAGAAACCAGCTAATTGAAGCTGCTCTCAAGCAGCAGTAGTTCTTTAATTGGTAAAATAGAATCATGAAGAATCTAATTTTCATCACAATCGCATCAGTCGCATTTTCCCAGACCCCCCTCACTAACGAAGAGCGCCTTGAGGTCGAAAACGCCTCTCTAAAGCTCCAGTTACTGAAGATTCAGGAGTCGGAAATTCAAAAGAAGTTGAAGGACGTGCTGGAATCGGCATGTAAGAAGGCTAATGTTCCAGTCGGAGAGTGCCAGCTTGACATGCAAAACAGTCGGCTAGTGCGAGTACCAAAGGAAGAGAAAGACCAGAAGTAATAGGAAGGTGTATGGCTGAAAAGAAAACCCCAACCAAGAAAGCATCTGGCGGAGGGATTGAGTACCGGGGAAGGAAATTCCCCGGATACAATAAACCAGTAAAGTCCGACCGTCCAGGCAAAAAGAAGATGGTTCTTGCCAAGGAAGGCGATACTGTTAAGCTTGTTCATTTTGGTGACGCCAAGATGGGCCATAACTACAGCGCAGCGGCCAGAAAGAGCTACATGGCCCGTAGCGCAGGTATTAAAGGGAAAGACTCTAAGCTTTCAGCTAACTACTGGTCAAGAAAGGTGTTGTGGGCAGGCCCTGGAGGGTCGAAGAAGGCTCCGCCCAAGAGCCAGAAAGTGAAGAAATACTAGCATGGCTGAAAAGAAGAAGTGGATCCAAGAGGCAATCAAGAAGCCGGGTGCCCTAAAGAAGTCTATGGGCGTCAAGGAAGGCGAGAAAATCCCCGCCAAGAAACTAGCCAAGGCCGCTAAAGCCCCTGGGAAGATGGGCCAGAGGGCGAGGTTGGCGGAAACTTTGAAGAAGATGAGCAAGAAGAAAGAGAAGTAACTAATGGCCGTAAACGCTGCCAAAAACTACACCAAGCCTGCTCTTCGCGCTCGTATTGTATCCGAAGTAAAAGCCGGAACAAAGGGCGGCAAAGCAGGCCAATGGAGTGCCCGGAAGAGCCAGATCGTAGCCAAGCGATACGAAGAAGCTGGTGGAGGCTACAAGGGCAAGAAAGCAGCGCCACAGAAATCTCTGTCTAAATGGACTAAGGCTGAGTGGACGACAAAGAGCGGTAAGCCGTCAACTCAGGGACCGAAGGCTACTGGCGAACGATATCTTCCAAAGAAAGCTATCAAGGCTATGTCCTCAAAGGAATATGCTGCGACGACCAAGAAGAAGCGGGAAGATACAGCCAAGGGCAAGCAGTTCTCTAAGCAGCCAAAGAAAGCTGCATCCATAACCAAGAGGCATAGAAAATAACATGCAAGCCACTGGACAAGAGATAGGGGCCTTGAAGGCACTGATTGAAGCAGGCGGAAGTACCGCCCTTATAGCGGCCTTGATGTATGCACTAAAGACTCTTTGGGGTCTAGTCATATCCAAGGATGGTCAACTCATGGAAGAGCGGGACAAGAGGGAAGAATTGATTAAAGAGTCTATCCTCGCCAGCCGATCTATGTTTGAGTCAACCGAAAAGATCGTTCAAGCACTAGAACGCATCGAGAGAAAGGTAGTAAGCGATGATGAACATAACTAACTTCTTGGAGTCTTGTATGCCAAGCAGTAAACCTTCCAAGAAGAAGGATTGCGATCTGTCTCTTGATACAATGCAGAATGAAGCTATTAAAAAGCTCCAGCAAGGCCGCGAGTTCATGACATCGGCCATTGATGCTATAGGGGCGAAATACAGCCAAAATGAGACAAAAGCCGGATAAAAACATCGAATCACTTGAAATTATCGTTCGGGATAAGAGCGAGATCGCCCCGCCTACGGCGGCAAGTTTTGATACCTGGATAAAGGATCGTCTTATCGAGGATGCCCCGGATTACTACGAAAAGCTTCGGAATTCCATAGTCAAGCACCTGGATAACGAGAATCCCAATATCAAGGTAATGGAGTTAGCTGCTGAGATTCTGGGCTTGAAATCTGGAGGCGGTGTCAATATTACGCAGAACATTCTGACGCAGAACGGCAATACGACCGTGAATAACGGAAGCGGCGCTTCTCTTGAATCTCTTATCAAGCAGATGGAGGCCCGTGATGCTTCCGCCAAGCAAAAGGCAGAAGTGATTGACGTAGAGTTTATAGACACACCGGAGGTCGGAGATGGCAAAAAAGGCTGACAAAGTTCGTAAGGTCATGCGCGAGTTTAAGGAGGGGAAGCTACGCTCGGGATCAAAGAAAGGGCCAGTAGTCAAAAACCCTAAGCAGGCAATCGCAATCGCACTGAGCGAAGAGCGGCAAGGTGGCAAGACTATGGCAATGAAAAAGAAGAAGTGATTATACCCCCTAAAGAATTAAGGTCCAGGACTAGGAGTAGTCATGTCTGGGATATCGTTGAATACTTTGAGACTGGCAAGTTCGAGAAAGTCCCTGAAGAAGATCGGTTCAAGTTGCTGAACAATCAGGAGTTGATGCTTGTGGCGTCGGAACTCCAAAGATGCCGAGAGGACTTCCGGTACGCGGCTAGTAACTACTTCTGGATATCAGATAAAGAAGGCAATGACCGTCTTTTCGAACTTTGGGACGGCCAAGAACTAGTCCTCCAAAAGCTAGAGGACATGAAGAAGCGCGGGAAACCGCAGCGAATTTGCCTTATCAAGGCTCGTCAGTTGGGCTTATCGCTCCTTGGGTGCGGAATCGTGGCTTGGGTTTGCATGTTCCGTTCTAACCGCAGGGGGATGATTGTATCGGAAGACGAGGACCAGTCCCAGAATCTGTTTAACAGCTACCTGTCGCCAATCTACCGGCAACTACCCTGGTGGCTCCGCCCGAAGAACAGTTCGTTTAAGCTGGACACCGGCATCGTACTTGACGTGCCAGCCAAAGATGGCGGACTCGGGTTGAACTCTCTCATTCGAGTACAGTGGGCGAACCGAAAAGGCGGACTAGGGCAAGGGTATCGCCTTAACGCTTTCCACGGATCTGAGTTTACTTCTTGGTCGGACCTCCAGGGAACTCTAGAAGAGGACCTGAAGTACGCTCTCGTCAACAGCCCAGATACAATAGCCATATTAGAATCAACCGCAAAGGGTGCCGGAACCGAGAGCCACGCTTTCTATAAGAAGTGCGTTAACCTTGGCGACAAGGCCGACTGGGAAGCTGTCTTCTTGCCTTACTTCTTTGAGAAGAAGAGAGTACTGGCCCCTCCTTCCGGCTGGCGTATTGGCGAAGAAGAAAAGCGGATGCGGGATGTTGTTGAGTCTAATTGGTGCAGATGCAGCAATAAAGTCTGTGGTAGGTATTTCAACAGGAAGACGCCGACCGGGACACTGGATGGATCCACTTGCCAAGTATGTGACTCCGGTACTCTTGAGCCTTATATATTAAGGGATGACCAGATTTACTTCATTGTAAATGAGCGGGTAAACGCCAGTAACACCAAGTCGATCAAGCAGGAACTTGCCCTTACCGCCGAGGAAGCCTTTATCGCAAAAGGCGAACAAGTGTTTAGCGAGAAGGCAGTTGAGAATGTCGAGTATTTCACCGAGAGAGCGCCGTCCCCTCTTAAAGGCTTCTTTGATCGACACGGATACTTTCATGGGTATTCAGATAACGACTTGAGTCGCAAATGCCACCTGGAAGGATGCTCGATGTTTCACGACGGCGAGGACCTTCACCTGTGGGTTTGGGAGAAGCCGGTAACTAACGCCCGATACCAGATAGGAGTTGACGTTGGGTACGGCAAGGGTAAGGATTTCTCAGTAGCATGGGTCAACCGAGTCGGCACTTCCGGGAGCGAAGATGTTCACGTCGCAACCCTTAGAACCAACATAGTCAACCCGCTAGACCTTTCTTACGAGGTAGCCAAGCTTGGCAAGTGGTATAACGAGGCCCAGATAGCGGTAGAGTACAACACACCGGGGAACTCAACCGCAGACCAACTGTTGAACAATCTGTCTTATCCGAATTGCTACCGCAGAAAGACGACAACAGGCGCTCCCCATTGGCTGACTCTTCAGAATACGAAACCCAAGCTAATCGTCACAGCCGACAGGTGGCTCAAAGAAGGTATCTTCATAGCTAGAGACCCTCGCTTTCTTGATGAAATAAAGGTGTTCACTAGCATCGACGGCAGCCTTAGAACAGGGGCACAGGGCGGTTTTAACGACGACGTTGTGATGGCGGCGATGATATGCCTCTTCACTGCCCACGAGGGGGATTACGAGGACAATTACGGGATTGTTCCGAATAAGATCGAAAGGACTCCCGATACTTGTGACTACAAGATGAGTTGCGGGAAATGCCATAAAGTGTGGGGAGCGGATTCCCCCGGCACGATACGCAATTGCCCGTTCTGTCAGTCTATGTTTGTCTTGGCAAGCAGGAACCTGCATGTGCCGATAGCTAGGCAGCAAGACCCTCGCAACGAACTTCGTGATTTCGACCCCAAGCCAGAAGGGGAGCACTCTTCCTACGGCGAGGTAAAGGACTGGGGCGTGACTGATTACGCCCTTTTGTAAATTGTTATCTATTAGACTTTGAGAAACGGTAAGATATAGTCATGGCAAAGAGCACAAAACCAACGAATGTTCAAGTGAATCTTGAGCTGTCCATCCCAATTAAAGACTATGAAGTATTTGAGGCGGTTGATCCTGATAACGTTCAGGCGTATCTGAATACTTGCGTAGCCAACTACTTGTCGGCATACGCTGATGGCGGCTTAATGCTATCAGGGGACGATATTCAGGCTATGAGTGAGGCGCTAGGGGAAGACGTGACTTCTTCTTCGGATATCGTAAACGCGGTAATCAACTCTGTATCAGAAGAGGACAGCGATTCGGTATTTAAGGTCGTAATTGATCCATCGCTAAAGCCCAACATTGAGGACTCGGCGCGAGTTCAGGGCGTAACAGTTGACCACTGGCTAACTAACTGCTGGAGCCATATCATCACAAACGGATGGCTTTACGGCGTATCTGGAGACATCCGCTGGGTTCCTTTTACTAACCAACAGCTAAAGCTGATTAGCGAGGCTGCCGGAAAGAAGCTGGAAAGTTCTTCTGATATCGTGGCGGCAGTTACTGCACATTCGGGAGTTGCCGTCTAAATGCCTACTTACGAAGGGACTTGCAAGAATGAATCCTGCGAGAAGCAGGGCAGTTTGTTTGAATTCTTCGTCCGCCGTTGGGACAGTCCTAATCCGGCTTGCCCTGCTTGCAAGCAAGAAGTTCATCGCTATGTATCGGCTCCAAGTATCGTTTGGGCCAAGGACCTCGGGCAGTATCTAGGACAGAATAGCGAGGGCCATTGGGCGCACGCCAGAGATGAGCAAGGGGTTCCTGTAAAGCACTTTATTCGCACTAGGCAAGACCAGAAAGAGTTCTGCCATCGCTACGGGTATTACGACCCGAATGACCTTCCATCCTCTTGCACTGCCGACGAGAACGGCATTACGAAGAGGAACACTAGTGGAGAAAAGGGACAGTGGATTTAACGTATGGAAAGACTACCACATTCGCCATCTTTAGCCAAAACGGGAGAAACTCCTGAGTATAGGGCAAATTACACCCGAAAGATCAAAGAGTGGCGAGATGGCACCCGCGAACAAGCGATGCTTTCCTACCGCAACTCAATCGAGTTCCCTAACGTCGAAAAGTACATCAGATACCTAGAAGGCGCTCAGTGGGATAATCGACGGCCTCGTTATAAGAGCCGGTTCGTTGACAACAAGATGGAGTTGGTTCGTAGGGAGCGGCTTTCGCTGCTTACCGATTCGCGTCCTTCCATTGATGTTTCTACAAATGTTGAAGCATACGAAGAGCCAGCTCAGGTAATCGCCAATGTAATCAGGGCGGAGTGGATTCGTCAAAACATGGGTGACGCACTAGTTGACGTTACTGACATCGCCATGCTTCATGGGATTGCCTATTGGCGAATAGGCGCTTCCGCACCTGGATCAATGCGGGTTGTTCCCCTTGGGCCTGATAACGTAATGCCGATTCAGCCCAGCAAGACAAGCCTTCAAGACTCTGCGGCTGTCTTATACCGGAACTGGAAGCCTATCTCTTACTTCAAGAAAGTATTCCCTATGAGCGCACAGGGAATTGAGGATCAGGCTAAATACTGGGAGGCTAAGCCACAGGACAAGTACTCCCGTCCCGCGCACGTACCTGAATACACATGGAGCCAGATGTCTCCCGCCTTCAGAAAGCTAGTAGGCGTACAGACGGGCGACTTCAGTGCTTATGGCTCTAAGATGTACGGGGCTATTGAACTAGAAGAGTATTACGTAGACGATCTAAGCATCAATGAATCAAATAAAGAAGTAATCGTCCGCGATCCGTTCCTCCCGCCAGATATGCACAACTGGTGGTATAAGGTAAAACCGGGCGAGCGACTCTATCCGAGGAAGCGCCTTATTATCTTCGCCGGTGACCGACTTCTTTACGATGGCCCGTCTCCTTTCTGGCACGGCATGTATCCGTTCGTGGAACTGCGACTTAATCCTGTCCCGTGGTCTTTTCAAGGATTAAGCACATACCGATCCCTGGTCCCAATGCAGGATGCTATCAACGAGATTCCTGCCGGTATGCTGGATATGTCGAAGCGGGTATTGAACCCGACGCTGATCGCAAAGACCAACGTAGCCTCGGAAGCCGCTTGGCGTGAATACTTGAGCGACATGCCCGGTGCTAGGCTGAAGGTAAACCCGAACGTCAATATTGGCGCTGATATACAATACGGACAGGTTCCGCAGATTCCTCAGTACGTAATCGCTCTCCTTCAGGGCGTAATCATGCCTGAGTTCGACAAGATGAGCGGCATCATGGATATGTCGAAGCTTGCCGGTAAGAATCAACTCCCCTCTGGAGATACAATCGACCAGATGCGAGATACACTACAGACCCCGCTCCGCAGGGAAGAGAGGTTTTTGGAGTCATTCTTGCAGCGGTGTGGCACGCAGGCTGTGTCTAACGTTATCCAGTTCTACACAGCACGCCAGCGCATGAAGATGTTGGGCGAGAACGGCCTAAGCTGGGAAGACTTCACCTACGATCCTGGCAATCTTTATCCGGGATCCGATGGTGATTTCGACAAACAGCGCAAGGAAACCTTCTGGTCTATTTTCTCTATGACAGTAAAGCCGGGTTCTTTGCACTCTGGAGCTAAAGACCGTGAGAAGATGGAAGCAGTTAGTCTCGCTGCTCGTGGTCTTATCTCCAGGAAAGAGCTGTATCGAAGGCTAGAGATAGACCCGGAGCGAGCCGACAAAATACTACAAGAACTCATGGAAGAGGCCCAGGCTACGGCATCACTACAGACATCAGGGAGAGCGCCTCGTTCGGTATCTGAACAGGGTGGACCTTCAGCCGCAATGCCTGGGTAAGAAAGGTATCGCTTGCCTAGAAAGATAGTAGACAAGTCAAAGACGAAATCATTTGAGAATGGTTTTGAACTTAGGGAGATAAAGCCTTTAACGGATAACCAAAAAGAAGTATTCGATCAGTACTCGCAAGGCAAGCAGTTAATGCTTACCGGGATGGCGGGGACAGGAAAGACCTTTATTGCTTTGTATCTTGCCTTCAAGGATTTGATCGAAGGGAAGTTGTCCAGTATCGAAATAGTCAGGAGCACGGTCCCTAGTCGAGACATGGGATTCTTGCCGGGGACCTTGCAGGAGAAGCTTGCTGCTTACGAAGACCCTTACCGGCAGGTAGTTAATAGCCTGTTCGGTCGAGATGACGCATGGGCCATCCTTCACAAGAAGGGATACGTAAACATGGTGTCTACTAGCTACCTCCGTGGCGTAACTTACAAGAACGTAGCTATCATCTTTGATGAGATCCAAAACTGCACTATGCAGGAGTTGGATACCGTTATCACACGAGTCGGCCCCGGATGCCGCGTGATTCTTTGCGGAGATATCAAGCAGAACGACTTGATTACCGGCAAGAGCGCGTCCGGTATGCCCTCTTTCGAGAAGGTCATCTACTCGATGCAGGAATTTGAGTCCGTGGAGTTCGATATCAAGGACATCGTTCGCTCTGGATTAGTAAAAAGCTACTTATTGGCTAAGCATAGGCTAGGACTATAACTTTTTCTTTGCACTATGTCAAGCCAATGTTCAAAAATTAGATTAGAGCCTTAATAGGTCATAAGACTTATAGGCTATAGGAGATCAGATGAAGGCACAGATCATTGGCACAACTCAACCCGTAAAGAGCGAGCCACACAATGTGCTGCCTGAAAACCACGGTAAGCCGCAGGCTCAGACTATTGGAACGACGGTCCCTCTTCAGACCACGCCATCCAACGTCAAGTACGGGGCAGGCGCTCACAGTGGGAAGTTTCAAGTTATCGGGGACCAGATCAAGATGAGTGATGCCCCGGTTCTTGGCTATCAGTCGGCCAACACCCCGATGTCCGAGCGGGTTGCGGACAGCAAGAAGGGTTTCTAAGGATATATCATGGGTCCAGTAGCAGGTACACCTCCGGTTTCACCAGATGTCATGGCACAACAGATGCCTCCGATGGCTGCTTATGCAGATCAGGCTCGGGGCATGGTTGGCGGCGGCGGCGCTGCTGCTGAGTCGCAAGACCCCATGAAATTCGTACAGACTTTACTCGACGACATTGCCTCTAACCTGATGAAGGTAGCGCAGGTTGTCGGACAGAGCAAGAAAGAGCTTATGCCTATCGTTCAAAAGATGGCTGAAGCTGGTTCTATGCTCTCCAATGAAATTCAGACTCAAATGCCTCAGCAGCAAACCGCTCAGACGCCTCCTCAAGCAGAAGGCCCTAGCGGAATGGGCTTAGGCGCTTAATCAACCTAAAGCAACAGGCAACCACCTTGGGCTGGCGTCGAAAGACAGGTTACGAGAACGGGTTAGCTGGAGTTGTTGAAAGGGCAAATGGCAGTAAATAGCTTCGATGATATTTTGAATAGCTTAGTTTCAGACGCAGATGACCGTGAATCGCTTGAGACTTTATCAAATAAGTATCCAGAAATCAAAAATGGATGGCTTCGACAGTCCGACTATTCGCGCAAGCTGGATTCATTCCGTGATACGGAGAAGAAAGTGGAGGCGTGGAACAAGTGGGCAGAAGAAAACTGGGATGCGGAAAACAACGCTCCTAAGATGGAAATCTACTGGCGCAATAAAGCACAGGAACTAGAATCAAGGACGGATACAGACATGACATTTGATGAGATCAAGAACTTCACTGAAGGCTTTCTGACTGAACGTGGTGTAATGACCAAGACTGATTTGGAATCGGCCATCAACAGCAAGGCCCAAGAGATTGATAAGGGCTTCCAAGGCTCCGCTTATTTCTCGGCGGTAATTGCTGAAAAGACAGCCGAACATATTCACGAATTTGGCAAGCCACTGAAGGTTCGGGAGTTCATCTCGAAGCTAGGCGAATACGGGACGAACGATCTTGATTCGGCCTATGACCGCTATGTTGCCGAAGAGCGGAAGTCACGCGAAGAGCGGCAGATGGAAGAAAAGATCGAGCGGATTCGTAATGAAGAACGCGAAAAGGCAAAGCAAGAGGTTTTGGCTCAGCTTCCCAATTCGGGTGGTTTACCGATTGACCAGGGTGAGCCTGCAACGGGACATTTTGAAGCTCGGGTACGTTCAGTAGGACAGCCAGATGCGGCAGAAAAGGCCAGCCTTGGTGACGGAACCCTAGCTCAAATCGCAGCACAGGCTTATAGGAAACAACAACTTGGGATCACGGAATAACTCACAAGTGAGTGTTCTTGGTTCCCGGTAATTTCTCAAAGAGGAAATCATGGCACTTACTTATAACGATATCAATGCGATCACTACTCAGCACATCGTCCCAAAGACGACTGACGTGATCTTTAAGAACGATCCACTGTTCGTTCGGCTTATGTCGAAGAACAAGATCAACTTCGAGGGCGGTCTGTTCATTCAGCGTCCTATCATGTTCGCGGAACTAGCTAACGGGTTTTTCGCTCGTGGCGACCAGTTCGACACCGGCTATCGCCAGACCGATACGGCTTTCTCGGTGAACATGAAGTTTGGCTACGTCAACGTAACCCTGCTCGGCACCGACGACGTTCTGAACCGTGGCCCGGAAGCTGCCTTCTCCATCGTGGAGAGCAAGATGGCAAACGCTTCTCTCACCATGGCGAAGCTTCTCGGCACGACTGTTTACCAGGACGGCCAAGGCGTTCTCTCCGGCACGAAGTCTCTCGATGGCCTTCTGGCCTGGGTTGACGACGGCAGCACGGTGACCAGCGGTACTGGCGGTACGAACTACACGACCGTAACCGACGTTCGTCGTTCTTTCGCGGCTGTTGGCGGCATCACCCGTGCCGACATCGTGGCTGGCCCCAGCTCCGGTGACGCAACGACCTACGCTCAGGTAAACGGCATCAACGCCTACACCAATCGGTACGTTGATTCGTTCACCCTCAACGTTCTAAACAACGCCTACGGCTTTGCATGGTTCGGAGCTGACCAGCCCGACCTTCTGGTTTGCACCCAAGGCGCTTACAACCGGATTTGGAACAGCACCATCTCCAATCAGCGTTACATGCGTGCCGATAGCGACCTTGCTAAGGTTGGCATCCAGTCCTTCCAGTTCAACGCGGCAGATGTCACCATCTCCAAGTACCTGAACGACGTGGCTGGCTCCACCTACGGCGTCATCCTCGGCCTGAACACGAACTACATGGAACTCTATGTTTCCGCAAACAAGAAGTTCCAGTTCGGATTCACCGGCTTCAAGGAAGCACAGAACACCATCGACGTGAGCGGTCAGTTTATGTTCGCAGGCAACTTGGTCGTCCCCAGCCCTCGCACATCATTCAAGTTGACTGGCACGGGCATCGCCTAAGTCGTTTGAAATCAACGGGATGGGGTGGTCGCTATTCGGCCACCCCACTAAAGCCTAAAAGAACTCAAGAAAAGAAAAGGAAAATTCAACATGCTAGGTAATCGCGCACTTCAAGCTGGCGTAACTAACGTCACGGGCGCTGCCGGTGGCCGAACTCTCGGCTACAACGTGACTGAAGGCAACATTTATCCCTGTGATCTTCTGACTGTATCCACTTCCGGTACGGCCACGATCACTCTCCCCTCCATCGCAGTTCCGCAGTATGGTGGACTTGGCATCGGCGACTCTCAGGTTCTTCGTGTCCTGAACCTCGCCGCCCAGTCTGTTATTCTTGCGGCTGCTTCCGGTGATTCCATCGTCGGAAAGCACGCTTCTTCGGCTACCATCGCCCAAAATGCCGCCGCAACCTGCGTCAGCAAGGCGACTAGCGCGACCGCTGGCGTTTGGTACACGTTCTAAAAACCGGGAGGGGATAACCCTCCCGGCCCAACTATATCACTATGGCTATTCAACAGCAGTACACTACATCATTAGGTGAATTAGTTGGGCGCATTAGAGCGATTAAGCCCAATCTGCCGCCGACCGTGGCGCAGGATTTCATTAACGACAGGATTAGGCTTATCCTAGACCGTCAGCCTTGCTGGTCTGGGAACTTTGAAGAGACCATCCTGTACGTGCCGACCCCATATAACGCCGGTTCTATCAACTTCACTCAGAACAGTAGAGTGATTAACGGTTCCGGCATGACTTGGCCTGTAAACGACGTAGTAAACACAACTATTCCCGCTGGGGTATTACGGCCTGGATTCCAGACCGTGACCCCGGCGTCTATGGCAGGCATTACGGCGGACACTTACTTATACGTGGACGCAGGCGGAACGCCGGAGATTGTATCCGTCATCTACGTTGGCCCTACTTCATTCACGGCCATATTTAACTACGCTCATTCGGCTGGATGCACGGCAACGTCAAGTTCTTTAGCTGGTCGTCAAGTGCGATGCGGGAACACTTTCCCTATATTTACCATCGAGGCGGTAGTCTCCAGTACTCAAGCCATTCTCGACATGGAATGGAAAGCTACTGCACAATCGGGAGTAGCTTACACGATCCGGCAGATGTACTATACAGTTGCTCCTGACATCAAGATGCTTAGCGCGGTGGTAGACCAAGCCCAAGGCATTCCTCCTTTAAGGATTGATGTTCCTATTACAGAGATCAACCGAATCGACCCTCAGCGAGTTTCCACAGGATACCCACAGATACTAGCCAACCGTGGGACCAATGCAAATGGTAATATGCAGTGGGAGATTTGGCCTTCCCCGCAAGAGGAGCGCCAGTTAAGAGTCTTCTATTTCAAGCAGCCTCCAAAGCTAACGACAGAGGGGGATAGGATTCCAGCTTTCATGAATCCTACTGTATTGTTTTACGGAGCGATGGCAGATGCTTATCGGATAAAGATCGGCCCGGACGATGCCTTCTACGACCCACGGGCATCTCGTGATTACGAGCAGAAGTTCGAGGCCGCCTATCTTGACATGGCCCAGGCCGACAATGAGAAATTACAGCAGCAGTTCGTGACTCGCGGCGCTGGTTCAGGTATGCCTGGAGGCGCTGACTGGAACCGCTCTCACTCAATCGACGCACTGATGTACTCTAGCTACTAAAGGATTAACCATGGATCGCCAATACGAAAAGTACCGACACCCTGTATCAACCGCTATCGAGGTGGATGCTTACAACCCAGTGACTAGTCCTGACCCTTGGGTTCGTGGTAATCACGTCATGAACGGATATTCGGACTTCGACTTCAGTAAGAAGGCGGTTGATAATTACGGATACCCAGAGCCTTGCAACGGCGCTGGCTTAATCGTGACTGATAGCCGTATTAAGGGCAAGAAGTAATCTGAATGTCCCGATTAACTCTTGCTGACATGAAGGACCAAGTTTACTCTCGCTTAGAGAGTAATACCTTGATGTATTCAGGCCAAGAGGTAACGGATGCTATCAACGACGCTATCAGAACTCTGAACATGCTGTGCGGGTGGTATCAGAAGACTTTTTCTGTTCCTGGAGGCGGATTGACTGTTGCCGGTAGAGTGATCTACGACACGCCAGAAGAGATACTATTTCCTCAGAGAGTTGTTTGGGCCGGTAAGGTACTAGAGAAGTCGCCTCTCAGCCAGACAAGTAATGAATGGCCTACATGGATGAAGGACACCTCCGATAACACCGGGACGCCTACTTCCAGGTGGATCCCAATTGGCATAACCAAGTTTGCCATCCACCCGGCAGACTCTTTAGGCGGCGCGACACTCCAAGTGACCGGGATATCCAATCCGGAAATCCTCGTAAACGATTCCGATATCGCCTATATTCCAAAGGAAGGCGTGACCGCTGTCGTTGACTACGCCGCACATGCGGTACAATGCAAGATGCAGGGTATGCCTTTCATGCAGTCTCTTGGCATGTATCGAAACTTTGAATCCCTGATGAAACTGAATAAGTACTGGTCTAGCTACAGACAGCCAAACCTTTACTACGACGAACAATCACCTAGCAAGTAAGGAATACAAGATGTTTAACATGACGCGAGTTCGCAATTTCTTCTCGAACCTCATCGGGAAGGTTTGGAATAACAAAAATCTAGCCAACAGCCTCAACTACGTCGAGAACCTGATCCCGAAGGTCGGGCCGTTTATCGAGATTGCTGGCGATATCATCATTGGACTAACGCCTACTCAACTCGACGACGCAGGCTGGCTGCTGATCAAGTCTAACTATCCGAAGTTGTTTAACGGCGAGCCTCTCGACGACGACACCAAGAAGCTGTATGCCCTTGGGATCGCTACTGACTTAATCCAGCAGCGGTTCCCGGAGGTCTCTACCACCGTTGCACGCACTGCCGCCCAAATGGCCTACCTGCTAACTAAGGCAAAGTGAACAACTGCATCCAAGTCGCTCGTTTGCTCATGTATACATCGGCAGTAGTTCTCCTATCCTGTCTTTCCTATCAGTCTATCCACCTTCCTAGGTCGGTTGAGCCGCGCATATCTCAATTAGCAGAGCGGTTGGACGCCAGGGATAGACAGGTTGAACGCCTTCTGAAGCACGCTGAAGACGTGATGGAGGACAACTACTGGACTACGAAGGCAAACATTGAGACGACAGCCGTGATACTCAGGGACGTAGCGGAGATAACGGGTTCCGTTAGGCGTGAAATCCCTGAGTTGATCGGTGCCGTCAAGGAACTAAAGGCACTCTCTAGTTCCGTAAGGGAAGACGTATCTTTACTGGCCGATGGCGGTGCTAAGGCGTTGGTTGCGACCGCTGGGCTGGCGGAAGAGCTTGAGTCTTTAACTGAAGAATTGTCAGTTCAGATTAGGACCGGATCCCCGAAGGTCTTCCAAACGATTGAAAGAGTAGATCAGTTAGTACTCGATATAGACAAGCATGTAAGCAACCCTGATGTATATGCTTTAGTTAATAACGCCAAGGAGATTAGCGGGAGCGCGGCCGAGATTGCCAAGACCACAGATGTAGTCACTCGACCGTTGAGGGAGAAGGCAAAGCTAATCAAAACGATCTTACTGCGAATCGCTGGCATGATCCGGATACAGCCGTTCTAACCTTTTCATTGATATTCGAACACTCAGGCCAATAGAATTGAATTGATGGCTATCAGTGTCAGGAAGCTATATCAAGAGGTATGCGACGTTCTTTTAGAGCCATCCGCTCTTACGGGCGATACTGTGTCAAACGACGACTTCCTTGATATATTAAACGACTCTCTCAGGGACTTTCTCCAGTCTTCTGAGTGCTATAAGAAGATAGACCATAACCTGCTCGTCGCTGGGACCAGGGTTTACGAAAACGATTACTTCGTAAACCAGCCGACTCACTTGTACGCCGATGAGGATAATCTATACAGGAGTTCTGGCAACTACTGGGATAACTCAGACTACAGGTGGCAACTTGATCCCAATGGAATACCGGCAGAGTGGAGAAATGACCAAGTTCAAGAAAACCAAGTCGAGATCAGGCCAGCGCCATCTTGGTCTGGCAATAGCGTAACTTGCTCAACTGGTCTGTACGGGACTATCTCATCGGTGAGCGGCGTAGTTGATTTTGACATAACTGTATCCGCCCCTTTGTATGGAACGATTTCATCTACTTACACTGGCCCGGTGTATACAGATGTTACCTCTCCTATGGCCGGGACGATTGCGGCCTTACTGTGCTCGGCGACAAACCTCACCCAGATATTCACATACACTCTCGAAAGGGAGATTACTAGTCTTGATGACTATATCCCAGATATCCAAGACACATTTAAGCCGTATATCAAGTTCATGATCCTGTCTCGCATATTTGGCATGGATGGCGAAGTAAAAAATACAACCCTTCAGAAGTACTACCTGAACAGGTCTCAAGAGGCCGTTCGCATACTACGCGCCGTAGCGCAAGAAATCCTACTAGAGGTCGCATAATGCCTTCTTCGGTCACGATTACCCCTCGCAAGCTTTTCAAGGAAGACTTGCAGTTGACTACCAGCCCTAATGCCGCTACGTCTAACCAGACCGTGCTTGGCCTTGGTTCGGTCGCTCTCAATCCGATTGACGCAGTTCTTTACTCTGCCTTTATCCAAGCCGCAGACGACCAAGCAGCTCATAACGCAGGAGTTGACAAAGGATATCTCTACTACAATACATCTACCAGTAAGCTGAAGACCCAGATGACCCACGGCAACTAATCATGGCTCAAAACGTAACGCAGAGATTCCCATTTTCAAATAAAGGTGTCGTTCAAAAGATCGACATCAACCAACTGCAAGATGGTCAGTACTCATTCCTTTTGAATACTGTTTCCGAGCAGGAGGGGTCTCTGTCTCCTCGTTACGGACATCTTAATCTGACTGGTTCTTGGCCTAGCGGGACTCCGGCTTACGCAACTTCACTCCATGTATCCCAAATAGGAGCCACGTCAACTCCGACGTTTTTTCTTTCTGAAGGCACTAATATATACCGCAAGATCGGACCTTCGGGAAACTACGAACTGATAGCTTACAATGTATCTACCTCAAACAAGCGACCCGGCATAGCTACGTACAAAACAGATCAAGTCGGAACAACCGGCATGACTTATATCGCCACAGGGTATAATGCATATCCTGGCGGCGACTACACAAGGGGGATGATCCGCAATAACGGCGTTGCTGCATCGACCGCTAAGTACTGGGGTATAATCCCGCCAGCCAAGCCAGCCTTGATTACGCCCAGCACTATGACTATCAAGGATATAGTCGTGACTGGATCTTCCGGCACTATCAACTTGGCTAATAATCGCGCTACAAACAACATCGCAAGCGCCACTGAAGAGCCTTCAGGTTCTAAGTTCTGGAAGATAACATTGTCTGGATCTCCAAGCCCCCAATGGCTCCCTGGCGTATATATCACGGATGGATCCGGGCAGGCGTCTGTCATAGAGAAGGTTGACAAGAACGGAGTCGTTTACGCTTACTTCGCCAATCAGCCAACTACATCCATCACGGCAAAGGAAACCGCTACTATTACAGCCTCTAGTGCGGGTGTTCCCTTTTCTGTGTCTTCTGCGACATTTTCACCCCTTGTTGACTTGTCATTTGGGCAACAAAACGAGGACGAGGGGTATATCAGCGACGACACAGTTGCCTTGTCCTTTTATACCCAGTACCCTGAGAGGATATACGACATCAGGCTTAGGTTGTACGTATCGAATGATGACTACTATGAGAAGGCTATCTCTCCGGGGGAGGCTCAAAATCTCCAAAACGCAGCCACGTCAAACTCCACAACAGACCCAGACAACCCAGAAGCCGCTTCAGAACTATGGAACTACGGCAGGGCGCTAGAGTCTAATGACTACACTATCCCTACAGGAGTAAAGATTAACTACGACCAGACTCAAGCCGGGTTGAACCCAGCGTTCCTTACGCCATCAAAATCTGGCGTCGGAGGGTGGAGTCAGGTAGAGATATCCAAGCGGTCATTCGTAGCCGTTGGCGGCTCCGGCAGTCCTGTAGACGGATCCGGAAGACTTAGCTGGGCTAATATCACGAAAGTCGAAGTGCTAGTCCGCCCGGTACTAGCTACCGATGTAGTGTCTTTCAAGCTAGGCGCAATCTTCGCTTACGGCGGCAAGGGTATTAACTCGAACTACAACGCAAAGCTAACTCCTTATCGCTATGTCTACACGTACAAGAATAGTGCTACAGGAGCAGAGAGCAATCCCTCTATCGAGATGGTTCCGGAAAACGGTCTAAACCTAATCCGGCAGGGCATTAACGTGAACATGCTCGGAATAGACCAGACGGACACGCAAAGCTTCAGTTCTGAAGTGGATAAGATTTATGTGTATAGGTCTGGAGGTTCGTTTGTTGACGGATTCTACCGGCGAGTAGGTATTATCAATAACGTTGATGCCGGGGCAGTGAATTTCATAGATACCGCTGACGATATCTCGATTGCGGGAGCGCCTATTGCGGAGTTCGACAACGATGCTCCCGTTACTTCTGATATAGGCTTCGAGTATCGAGCAAAAACGAGCGGCGCTATAACCAGGAATGTCTTGTCAACCATCACACTTACTGACATCACATACCCTGGTGGCGGCGATTTAAGGTCTATCCTTACCCCCGGAACGGTAGTAAATATCGGAGGTGCTTCCGATCTAGCCACCGCTGCCAACACAACAGGCAAGCAAGAGTCCTGCATCGTTCTCTCTGTTGGCGCTTCTTCTTTTACGACCTATACTCAGTACGATCACGTAACCGGGGAATACATTACATGGGATACCAACGCCGGTAAATCCTGCGATGTGCTCTGCTCCGCTCTTAACCGCATGTGGGTATCTGGAGACACGGCCAACCCGCATATTCTGTATTCGTCAAAGACGGGAAGGCCGGAATCATTTCCGGTGATTAACGAGATAACTGGTAATCCTCACGTAATAGCAGTATCATCTCCTGATAATCCGATAAACGGCATTGCTGAGTTCAATAGCGAGATTGTCTGCCTGTGCCAGAACGGGATCTATACTGTAAGGCTCGACAACGGAAGGCTCATTGGGCCGTTCAAGACTCCAGCTAATAGAGGGCTAGTGCTCAAGCACGCATGGGGATACGTCGATAACGAGATATGGTTCCTTAGTAACGACGGCATCTACGCTTGGGGCGGCGGATCGGTACGGAAGGTTACATTTGCGATTGACTTCATCTTTAACCGAAAGAAAGTTAACGATATCGCCTTTTTCGACCGAAGCAACTCTACATATTACCCGCTTTGCAATATCCAACAAAAGAACAATGAGGTGTTTTTCAACTACATCAACTCGGATGGCTGGTTCTTTATCCTTCGATACAATCTCTTGTTTGACCGATGGAGCCTTGACGAGGTGTACGATCCAGCTCAGTTGCAATACCCAAACGGAGAGTCTACCAGAAACGGAATCAACCTAAGGCCGACAGCTATAACTGCACTTGCGGCGGAGAAGGCAAGTGGTAAATTGTATGCGTCTAAGACGATAGCCACAGGAGACTGGAACGACCCAGGCGGTGCTTCTTTTGGGATGTCCTTAATCGACTACGACGAAGTTTCCACCTATACCGATAACGGAGAGCCAATCTACTATCAAGCGGAAACAAAGTTCTACGACATGGGCGCTGCCTTGGTGAAAAAGAACTTCACCGATATTGGCCTTGAGTTCACGTCAGGGACTGGCACTGACGCTGGGAACACTTTCTTCTACCGGGTTTACTACGACTACCTAGCTAACGCCATAAATGCAAGCACGCTGACGGCAGCCGACAACGGGAAGACTTACGAGATATTGTTTGCAGGGACGACCGACTTTACCACTATCGGTGCGGCAAGCAGTACAGTGGGACTGACGTTTGTGAAGTCGGGCGCTGGAGCTACGGGAACTGGCTCAGTAATAGAAGTAGACGCTGGCGCTATATCAAACGCATCTTCTGGCCGTCAAATCGCAGAGTTTCCACTTCAACAATTAAGTAACGCTTCTTCAGGAAGAGAGGCTCGCGCCGCCTTATTCAGCCTTCATGGGTTATCGAAGGCATACAACACATTCCACAACTTTGCCTACACATTCATACCTCTTTCCGATGTAATCAAGGGCAGGGTAACGGACTGGGACGACCTGGGCCACCCATTTGATAAGAGGCTCTTCAACGTAACCATTGAGTACGACAACAACAATACAAACCTAGTCTTACTACTAGATACCATTAGTGGATTAAATAGCGCCACTACAACCCTTGGAGCGCAGACTATCACTCTTCCGGCCAAGGTCGGCAGGGCTAAGAGCAGTATCCCCATTACCGCCGATATCATCGCCAAGATGGTAAGGATCCGCCCTCAAGTAGCTACAACTGATTACCAGATATTCAACTACTCCTTCCAGAAGGAAGACTACCCAAGGGATATCGTCAATAACACCGACTGGTCGGACCTTGGTTATGCATACGAGAAGAGGCTGTATCAGTTGTATATCAATTGCGACACCAACAGTCAGAACGTCAGTGTCGCCATTGAAGCAGACGGCGCTGTGCTTCAGACTGTCACTGTAAACGGAAGCGCGACGAATCGTATGCAGACGATTCCGATCAATAAAGACCTGATCGGAAAGCTAATCAGGCTAAAGGTGTCCGGTGCTATCCCTTCTGGAGGAAAGTTCCAGTTATTCGACTTCAAGTTTGATTACGAGAAACTCCCCCAGCCTGCCGTCCTATCTACTCCGTGGACGGACTTTGGATACGACTACTTGAAGTACGCCGAGCAAGTCAGCTTCGATGTGAATACGAACAATCAGCCTGTTCCTGTTTCAATCTACGGAGACGGCGTACTAATGCAGACCGTGACCGTGACCGGCACTCAGGCTAATAGGAACCAGATTATAACACTGGATCCGGGGCTTACTTTCCGTACAATGAGGCTTGAAGTTGGTGTTATTCCGGCAGGCGGAAGGTTCCAGTTATGGGATTATAGGCCAATCTTCCGACCAGCGGATAAGGGAGAGGTTTACCACACGTTCGACTGGGACAACCTTGAGCATCCATACGACAAAAAGATCAGCGAAGTAACCATTGAGTTCGAGACTACTACCGCTGACGTAAGAATAGCTATCGACACGCTATCAGGCATAGACGGGAACACCAGAACCACTCCCTTCCAAACCCTAACCCTACCCAACACTAGCGGGAATAGAGGCTTTAAGACGTTCCCGATCAACGAGACGATATGCAAGATGGTTCGGGTCCGTGCCCTTGGACAGCTATCTGACAACAAACTGCTTGCCTCGTTCAAGATGTGGGGATATAGGTTCGGCAACACGATCCCGTATCCTCCCGATATTCAGCGGTTTTCTGAATGGACCGACTTGGATTACCCTTGCGACAAGATATTCCGTGGAGTCGGCCTTACGATTGATACTGGCGGCGTGAACTGCACTGTTAATCTTGAAGTCGATGGAGTCATTAAAGAGACTTTCACGGTCAACACTACAAGCGCGTCCCGGCAGGTATTTCTGACCGCACAAGACAATGTGGAAATCATTGGGAAGATGTATCGCCTTACCTTCATCCCAGGAGTTAACGGCAAAGCGCAAGTATTCGGCGTGCCGCAATTTAACACGGTAAAAGACTCTTGCCCATTTGTCTTTCTTGACAGCTACGAGCAAGGTCTAGGAAGCGCGGGGTATTCGGCATTGAAGCAGTTCTGGGCTGATTACAAGTGCGCTGGGAGCATAATCATTAAGTTCTACAACGAAGAAAATGTCTTGTTCTATTCCAAGACGCTTCCGCCACACGCATCTAGGGACGTGCAAAGATTCTACTTGCCATCGAAAAATGGTAACGTGATAAACAAGAGCAAGAAGCATCGGATAACGATTGAGTCCGCAGACCCGGCTCTGCCGTTTAAGTGGTACAGGGACACCTCCAGGCTGGAGTACATTAACCTGTCATCCGATCAGCGCCAAGGGTATTATCAATTTATCCCGTGGACCAATATGCAATTGCCGGTATAACACATGGAAACCAAAGAACCAGATAGCAGATTATCAGTTCGCAAGGAAGACTTGGACGACCAAGAGTTATACCGCCTAAATCAAGTCATAAGCGATCTGTACTCTAAGATAAACTCCGCTCGGGATGGCGCTGGAGATGGGTCTTCGAGGAACTTCACGCGATCTGGCGTTAAGCCTTCTGATGGAGTGACTTCCTCTCTCCCGCCTCCGGCTCCTCCTGGATCTACTGGCGCAGGAGAGTACTTTATTCGTTTTGTGGATGAAAGCAATTCGGTAGCGGCTGGCACTGACATCGGAACTACTTGGGGTAGGATTGATTGCGCCACTGGAGAGTCAGTAAAAGTTCAGGAGATCGGAATCGTTTCCAGGATACCTCCATCCGGTGCCTCTTTTATCGTAGACATACTTTACTCAATAGACTCCGGGGCGACGTGGACTAGCCTATTCCCATTAGGAACCGCCAACAAGCTAGTCTTGCCTTCCGGTTCGAGGGTAGCAACAAATACCAACTTTGCAGTATCCGTACTCCCGCGAAATGCCCTACTGAGGACTGATTACCTTCAGGTAGGTTCTAGTATCAGTGGAGGCGGTATTGTGATAACCTTAAACGGAGAGATAATCTAATGAATATTCCCTACGCTTCACCTATTGAGTTTGTCGCTATAAATGGATCGGACGCGGCAACCCACATTGATGAGCTGTATGACGTGTTAGATGATTGCCAGTGGGTGTTGTCGGACACGACTGGAACCGCAGTTGCGACCATTACTAGTACAAATGCTTCTAATGGCGATACCGTAACCGTTGGGACGATTGTATACAAATTTGTAAACACACTCGCAGCCGCGTACGACGTTCTGATCGGAGCTACGGCGGATGATACGGCAGATAATCTTGCCGCCGCGATCAATGACACTTCCGGAGAGGGCGTTCAGTACGGAACGGGGACAGCGGCGAATCCGGATGTTACTGCTGTGTCCAGTGTGGCGACCGTTACCGTCACCAACATATCAACAGGGGCTGTGTCGGTCTCTTTGAGCGCGAATGCCTCATTTCGCGTAACGTGGTCAAGTCTATTCACAACAGGGGGTGGATTTGCGGCATACAGCAGAGCGGATCACCCATGCGGATATCAGGTTAGGCTTAATGCTTACATAGGATCCACTTCTCCTTCCTCTACTGTTCGAAATGTCTTTTATCGAGTTTCAAGCGCAGACGTAAGTAGAAATATAAATAGAGTATTCGTCACAATGGCTGCCACCAGGACGTACAGGGTAAGGGCAACTCCTTACGATTGCTTTGTGTTTCGAACTGGAACTACAAGTGATAATTTCTATTGTGGCGCTTTGTGGAATCCTGTCGAGTGGGCACCACCTGCAATCACCGCAATTACAACCGGATCGCCAACCACCATAACCCAGACAGCACACGGATTAAGCACTGGACAAGATGTAACTCTTTGCGGTATTACTGGATCTGCTTCATGGGAAGGAACAACCGGAAGTCCCTACCCTGTTAATGTTGTAGACGCAGACAACTATACTATACCGCTCGACTCCACTTCCTTTGGAACTCCTGTTTCTCTTGGAACAGCCGGAGACAACTCCCAAATAAGCCTAGCTATACTCGTAGCAGGAGTAGGGTCTAGTAGTAATAACTTTAGAAGCGATATATCTTTAGAATTATTCGACCCTTCTCAAGTGTCCTCAGGCTGGGCACACCTAAATGGAACTGTCTATTCAGATAGGTCCATAGCCAGCACGATAGCATGTTGCGCTATAACTCCTCTCACTAATTCATCGCTTAGGGTTGGAGATTCTAACTACTATGTATATCAGCCAGCGATAGTATCACTTGCTGGACAAACATTGACGTTCCCAAAACTAATGGGGTGTATATGGAACGCTGTCATGTATCAAGCGCCGGGAGCGGTCGAGACCGACCTAGACCAAATACCATTAGATTCAAGAAAGTTTTACAACCTCAAGATAGGCAATATCTCTCCCCTCGCACAGAGAGGCGCGCTCTTCATAGAGGTTCCAGCGGCTCCATAAGGTAAAGACCATGCCAAGAGTAACGTTTGAGCAAGTGCAGTGGGGCGATCTGTCCAGCAAGAACTACGGATCCGGTAGCGGAATCGGAAGCTTTGCCGAAGACGTAATTCAGCACGAGATAGAATACGAAACCGATGGAAAATTTGGCGGACCAGAAAGCTTTACGGACTCTACGCCAAATACATACAACGCCGCCATGCTTGACGTATCGGTTTCGTCTCTAAGGAATGAGATAGTAAGGGCTGCTAAAATCGAACCAAGGGTGATAGCTGGTGCCGTCATCATATACGACGGTGCACTAATATTCGGTAATTGTTACTCTGTTGGGTGGCGGTAGTCAACTGCAATTTCTTCAGTAAGGAATCGAATGATAGCAATAGAGCCAATTAACAAATTCCCCGACCTAATCGGATTATGGTATCTGACGATGGCCCACTCGGGACGGGCAAGCAGCGTCTTTTACTCGTTCCCTCACGACCTTAAAACATCTCTCGACTGGGCGATGAACACGACGGCCTTCTATGGGGCTTTCCGAGGTAAAGAACTGATCGGCGCTGGCTGGGTGGATAATCTACTGGTAATCGGATCCGATCCTCCAATGACCAAGGCAGAACTAGGGTTTGGGTTCATGCCTAGCTGTAGTATATTCGAGGCTTTACACGCTGGCCGTCTCATGTTAGACTATACCTTTGACGTGTACGGTATCGACTTCCTGTTTGGTACAACTCCTTTATCAAATAAAGCCGCACTCGCATACGCCAAAAGATTAGGGCTAAGGCAATACGAGCCAGTCGATAATTTCTGTACCTACCAAGGCAAGATCGACGCTTGCGTAACCTCAGCCGTATCAAAGGAGGCATGGATTGAGCGAAGAAACAAAGAAGAATATCGAGTCGTTTCTAAAGTCGGCTCGTAAGGAATTTGGCGATGAGTCTGTAATCACCGCCAAGGATAAAAAGACCAACGTAGATGTCATATCAACTGGCTCTGTGAAGATAGACATCGCTACCGGAATCGGCGGAATCCCTCGTGGAAGGATTACGGAAGTCTTTGGAATGGAATCGTCTGGCAAGACTACGCTTGCCCTGCAAGCCGCCGCAAACTGCCAGAAAGCAGGCCATAGCGTCCTGTTCGTTGACGTAGAGCACGCCCTCGACCCGAAGTACGCCCGTAACCTCGGTATCGACATGGACGAGTTGATTATAAGTCAGCCTGATAACGGAGAGCAGGCGTTGGACATCATCAAGTTCGGCTTGCAGTCTAAGGCCTTCGGTATGATTGTACTTGACTCAGTAGCCTCACTGGTTCCCCGAGTGGTCTTCGAGGGCGACATGGCAGATGCTAATGTTGGCATAGTGGCAAGACTAATGTCTAAGGCTTGTCCGCTCTTTGCTGACCTAGCATCTGACGCCAACACAGCCGTTTTAATGATTAACCAGATACGGTCTACCATCGGAATATCGTACGGAGATCCCACGGTCACCAGCGGAGGAAAGGCGCTGAAGTTCTACGCTTCAGTCCGTATGCAAACGTTCCGCTCTACTCTTCACAAAGATGGCGAGCTGGTGGTGGGTAATACTGTAAAAGTGAAAGTTGTAAAGAACAAGCTGGCCCCGCCTTTCCGTGAGTGCGAAACCGAAATAGTTTACGGCGAAGGGTTTAGCCGGGAAAGCGACCTGATTGATCTTGGTCAAGAAAAGGGATTTATCGAACGAAGCGGGGCTTGGTACACGATAAACGGAGAGCGATTGCAGGGCAAGGAGAAAGCAACTCAGTACTTGTTAGTTAACCCGGCTTACTGTTCTGAGTTGGAAGCGCAAGTTATCGCAACCCTCGGGTAGTATTTTACTTTGATATTGGGAGACTCCAAAACCTACAATCTAGGTAGAGGAGTCTCCTTTTATTTATGGGCGGCGGAAAACAGCGCAAAGAAACACAGCAACGGCACCAAGCACTTAGCCAACAGCAAGAAGAACTTGGCAAGTACTTTATCGAGCAGTCCAAGGAAGGACTTGCTCAACGTCAAAAACTCCAGGCCCCGGTAGTAGACCGCTATACTCAGTTAGCATCCGGCGACCCGACAAAGATCATGTCGGCATCGGCTATTCCTCTAGCCAACCTGACAAGGATGACTCAGCAGGCTCGTGGCAATATTATGGAGATGGCCCCTGGCGCTGCGCGTACAGCCGCGCTTGGGCAGTTGAGCCGAGAGGCGGCAGGCCAGCAGTCGTCGATGCTGAACCAAGCTTATCTATCTGCTTTCCCTGCCCTTCAGGGACTTGCTTCAGATGCTGGCGGTATCGGGCTTCAGGCGGCTGGCGCTGGCTATCGTGGAGTAGAGGGCGCTGGAGCAACCAACCAGCAAATCATGCAGATGCAACAACAGCAGAAAGCATCTCAACTCGGGCTGATTGGCAGCCTTGCTGGTGCGGCTGGAAATATCGCAACTGGCGGCATGTCTGGCGGACTGTCTGGGCTTAGTGGCTTATTCAGTAGAGGAGGTGCGCCATCCATGACCGGATCACAGGTATCTAATCTAATTGGAGGTCCTACTTCCGGTGGCTTCCTTCCGTTCATGAGGCAATAATGGCACAACAAGATCAACTAGGACCGTTCTCTGAGTACCTGACCAAGCCAGCGGCTGCTTCGATGGCTCCTTTCCCGCTGCCGCCCGTGACAGGACTAGAGGGTACTGGCGCGGCCATTGGCAATATTGCAATGAACTTTATTAACGGCTTACGCCAAGGCCGTATGCAGAAGTATGCAATGCAAGAGGCTGAGCGTGAGAAGCAGTTCAACGCTTACCAACAGGCAATCAAGACGGTAGCGGCAAGCGACCTACCGGATCAGCAAAAGCAAATGCTTCACGCCAAGCTGTCTGTTCCGTTGATCCAGAGTATTGCTGGTGACAAAGAAGCTACTTCTAAGCGAACCGGGAACCCTTTAACCGACGTAGTAAAGAACATCGCAACTGGACTAGTTGGCGGCAATATCCCAAAGAAAGGCCAACCTCTTTCCATGGAGCCGGTGGTTGAGGCTTTACAGATGGCGAGTGATCCGTCCCTGTCGAGAACTAGAATACAGTCTCAGCTAGACAGTCAGGCTGGTTCAAGGATATCGGAAATTCTAAAGTCTCAGCCCGGCGCTGACGTAAAGACATTCATGACCGACCCAGAACTGCGGTCTATCTACTCGCAGGCTCAGCAAATTCTTGGCCCTTCTGTCAGGCTCCCTTCCGTGGAAAAGGCCTACTCTGAATTTAGGCCAATGACCGAAATGGAAAGGCTGGCCGTAGAGAAAGAGAAGGAAAGACAGGCAGCGGCAAAAGAGTACGTTAGCGGCGCTCCCGCCCAGCCTACTACTGCAATTCCTTCAGTTGCTCCAACTGAACAAAGAACAGCCGCTCCGCCGACAGAAGCGCCTCCGCCTGTGGCTCAGAGGACTGAAGGGTTCACGCAGGTCCCCATGGAAACACTAGAGCAAGACAGGATGCTTGCCATTAGGGCGGGGATGCCTACCAGGGAGTCTCGCGGGGAACCCAAGATGTATATCGACCAATCCACAGGTGAGACATTTCAAGGCTTCACGACAAGCGGAAAAAGTGGCTTTGGCGTATACCGACCCGATAAGCAGGCTTTGTATTCAAGTGGGGTTAGAGAACTTGCTGCGTCCGAGTTAACCCGACCTACTCCTCAGCAGGTCGAGAAAGTATACAACACTTCTCTAAATGCCCTAAACGCTTCTGTATCGCCAAAGATATTCCAAGCCTACAAAGGACTCCTTGACTCCATGAAAGATCAGGGGGACATGAAGGGAATGGATAATGTCATGGCTCAGGCAATATCCGCAGATAGGAGCGAAAAAGAACAGCAGAGCAGGATGGCCCTAGCATACGACGCCGCAGAATCCAGGAAAGATGCTAAGTCTGCTCAGTATATCCAGTATATTAACAATCAGCTAGATAAAAACATGGTTGCAAAGCACTATCGGACCACCATGTCGTCTGTTGACGGCGCTATGAAAGCCTTGGAAGACGCAAAGAAGGATGGAAATTACAGCTTGGCAGACATGCTCATCATAAGAGCAGTTGCTAAGCTGACTGATATTACCACTGGCGTGAGAGAAAACGAATACGAATCTTTCGCGGCGGCGCAGGGAAGACTCTCTAGTGTTAGTACACAGTACAGAAACTTACTAAAGAACCAAGCGGATAAGTTTGATGCTCCTACAAGAGCGAGATTTGTCAACGTACTCAACAGCCTAACAGGGAAGGCGAGGTCAGAATACTCCGAAGAGTTGAACAGGCTGAGGGCTGTTGGCTCGGAGATGAATATACCGGGCAAGACTCTTGACGCAGTACTGCCAAAGGTTGCCACTATAACTCGACCGGAAAGGGATAGAAGCGCTGTCGCCCCTGGGGCTGGTATCGGCACCGCTGGAGGCAAGGTGCTTATGCGCTTACCTGACAACACCTTGGTAAACATTCCTGAAGCAAACGTAAAAGAAGCTGAAAAGCGTGGGGCCGTAAGGGCGCAGTAAAGGATCCGGTAATGGCAGACGAGAAAAAAGGCTTAAAGTATTTTGAGGATTTAGGCGCTACTATTGCTGAGACGGCTCCGCCGCCAAGCGGCAAGGTCCGGCAAGGAGCGACTCCGCAAGCAGGAGGAGCTGGGCCTGCGTGGGTTCGTCCGGTAGCTGAGCACGGAAAGAAGGTCGGCAAGGGAATAGCTGGAACAGTTGCTAATATTGTAGCGGTTCCACTTTCGGCAACCGGGGAATTTGCGGCTGGATATGCCGCTGAAATGTACGGATCTATACCTGCCCAGATCGGCAGGCTTACTGGATTATACGACCCGAGTAAGGTTTCTACTGGACTAGAACTAAATGGACGCCCAGGCGAGAAACCAACAATTCAATCTGTGTCTTCTCCGATCCCGGTTGGAGGAGCACCGGCCCCACTGCTGAATGTACCAGGATTCACGTACAAGCCAAAAACAGTAGAGGAAGGTGGAATATCTATTGCTGATATCAAGGCACCTGAAACACTTGCTGGCCAAGCCGGAGGGATAGCCGGTACCGTAAGGCAGTTCAGTAAAGCGTATGGGCCTTTAACGGAAATGGCCAAGTCGGTACCGTGGGTGGCTAGTCTAGCGGCAAAGCATCCAAAGATAGCGACGGCTTTCGGTATAGGTTCAGGCGCTACTGCTGGAGCAATGCAAGAAGTGTCTAAAACAGAAGACCCAGTAGGGTTTTTTAACTCTTTACTATGGGGAGCCGGTACAGATCTGACCTTAAAAGGTCTTGGGTGGGCCGCAAGAACGTATGGCCCAAAGATAGCTAAACGACTGGCTCAGATTACCATTCCAATGCGAGACACTCTTAATCCGGCATTTGGAGATGATGTTAGATATCAACGAGAAACAACCGACAGGATGGTAAAGACAGGAAGCGATTTCACAGAAAAAGGTGCTCAAGCAATTAACGACAGGTTCTACCAGTCGGTTGATGCGCTCAAAAACGCTTCAAGAGACGCAGATATAACAGCTAGTGAGTTGGTGAAACTAGGCAAGATTCTGCCATCTTCAGCGCGTATGGTAGATTACAAGAAAAAAACAGATGAAACCATTGCTAAATTCATCAAAGATAAGTCAGTAGGAGAAAGCCATAAAAATAGAATTATCAAAGCAAAAATGGATTTATACAAAGAACTTCCAAAAGAACTAAAGCTTGACGCAAACGGAAACCCAATCCCGAAAATTGACCCTAAAACCGGGAACCAGATAATTGATGAGCATACGCTTGAGCCATTGTTTGAAGATACGGGAAAAATTAGAGAGAAGATGACTTTTGAAGAGGCCGAAAAATGGAAGGTCAAGTTAAATGGAGTGCTAAGGGATCTTTATGAAAGTGGGGATTTGTCTCCGAGCGATAAAACAGATAAGCAAGTATTTTTGAAATTTAAGAACGCGCTTGCAGATGCAATGGACGAGGGGTTTAACGATATCAAGCACTTAGTAGACCACTATGGGCCAAGTATACCTGCAAACTCACCAGCAAAAAATTTGAGAGCATGGGAATTGACAGTCCCAGGAGAAGCCGGGAAAAAGACTTATCGAGAGGCCACTCACATAACCCGTATAGACGCAGATTTGTCAGAGGCAGCAGAGGCATGGAGGAAGATACTAGAGCCACAAGCGAAAGGCAAGACAGTGTTCAATGAAGCGGCTGCGTCTATCGGTGTGGGTCAGGCGATACACGGCAGTTTTTTGACACCATCGCAACTAGCTACTGGAGTTACTTTCCTTAGGCACCCAGCAAGGCTAACTAGAATATCAAAAGGCATACAAAGTATGTCAACAGCCCAGCCCCCCACTGGCACCGCTGCTACCGCTGGCAGGGCGGTTGGAGTCCTAACAAGGCCATCCACTACCCCGCCTAGTATGGCTGAATGGGTCCAACAGCAAGCCGCGCCCGCGTCTCAAGACAACCAGTGGACCATTGAACAGTAAGGGTACTATATAAACATGGCCGAACAACAACTTCCTGACATCAACGGATACATTAACGCCCTTCCGATTGGCGTCGATAAACAGGACAAGCTTTTCGACGCCTTCTATTCGGACAACCCAAAATCCGCACTTGAGGCGATTCAGGATGTACCAAAAGAAGTCAGGCAGTCGCTTCTTACTATTCGAGGGAAAATCCACAAGGGAGAACAGTATGACTTGAATGATATCGTTAAGTCATACGTCCAGACGGAGAAGCCATCTAAGGCAGAAGTTCCGCAAAAGAGTGAAGCCACCGGCCTTAGCGCAAGGGAAGAAGGCGAAGCTGAGTCTAGGGTGCAGTCAGCAAAAGCAGCAAGGGAATTAGCCCTAAAGAGGTGGGAGCAAAGCATTTCTAAGATTCCTACTCCTAGCAAATCCCCTAAAGTAACGCCTAGTCCGTTTGCAAGGAAGGCAGAGCCTGAAGTCGATGAATTTGGTCGGCCAGCCACAAAGCCTGGGCCAAGGCTTGTTCCATCTCTTCCTAAGTTCGGACAGTCCGGAGAACGGGCGACAGAGCCACCCCCAACTGTTAAACCTTCAGTAAAACCAACAGAAACCACTGAGGCTCCTCCGGCGATTCAAGTGAAGAGGCCGCCAGTCGAAGAGGTGTACTCACCATCAGTTGCTCGTGATGTGTTCAATGCTACCGTTAGGGGCGTTGCATCTGGCCTATTCGCTATCCCGAGGGTTCTTAGCCGTGTTCCTGGTGGACTCAGGGAAGACTTAGAGGCCCTACGTCCGGTTGAATCGGACACCCAAAGAGGCGGCGGATTTATTGGCAAGGAAGCCAGGGAAAGAGAAGACGCACTTAACCGTCAAAAGACCGCTCGCTTAATCGCTAAAACAGAGCAGGAAGCACTCCCGGAGGCCCCGCTCTCTGCGCCTGGGAAACTAGCTGAGGCAGTCGGGTCTACCGCTCCTTACATCGTCGCCGGAATGGTTGGCGGAAAGCCAGCCTCCGCCGCCCTTGGCGCTGCCGCTGGTGCCGAGGAAGCCCTCACTCGCGCTGATATAAGCGGGAAACCATTGACAGAGGGGCAGAGGAAGGCTATCGGAACGGCTGGAGCCGGTATTGGGCTTACTGAAGCCATTCCGATTGAGCGGATTGTCTCTAAGTTAAAGGGCGCTGGTGTTGCCGGTAAGTCCCTGGCTGAATCAGATATCGTCAAGCTTTTATTCCCCAAGCTAGGTGACTTCTTAAAGAGCGGCGCTACCCAGGCAGGCACTGAGGCGTTCCAAGAAGGACTATCTGGATTAGCGCAAGACGCGCTTGAGTCGATGTATGGCGGAAGGCCGATTAGCGAGATTGGCTCAGACGTTTTAGAGCAAGCGGCTACCGGAGGTGGTGCTGGCCTTGTAATCGACATGCTAAGCACTATTGTTGGCTCTCGCGCAGGCAGAAGGAAGCTGAAGAGTATTGGCGTTGATCCTAAGGCTTTCAAGGATTGGGTTGAGTCAGGCGGAGCGGACAAAGCTAAGGCCGAGGCCCAAGAGTACGCAAGAAAAGCCTTGACGCCAGCGGCTCAATTAGAGGCCCCCGCTCAAGAAGTATCACCTGAGCCGCCGCCAGTAGTGCCTGAGCCGCCGCCCGTGGTGGACAAAGCTAAGGTAGTAAAGCCACCAAAGGTTAGCACGGAACCTCCTCCAGTAGTTACGGCTACCGCAGAGCCGCCAATAGTAGAGGTAAAAACGGTCGAGGAAACTACAGAGCCAAAAGTTAAAGACTTAGAAATCACTGATCCTTTCAGCGGAACAACAGAAACGATTCAAGTCCCATCTTCTATTGCCGATAAATACGAAACCCTGACGGATTTGCAGAAAGAAGCTGCTGCTGGAAATTTTCTATCTATTGCGCTTATATCCCCGGATGTTATAAGCAACGAAACAAATCAGATCGACGTTATAAGTAACGAGATAAAGTCGATCAAGGACAACCTTGCAGCTTTTGAACAGGATCCAGAATCTATTACCGGATTAGAGCCGTACTTTGACAGCTTAGAAGATTATAAATCGTTCGTAAACGAAATCACTATTCCGTATCTTGAGTATGTCAAGAGCGCTAAAGCGGCCTCTGAACCCCTTGTTCAACCCTCCGTCACTCAGCCTACAACTACGCCCCCTCCTCCGGCAGCGACAGCAATAGAGCCTGAACCTCAGGTTATTACGACTGCACCACCTCAACCCGCCGCACCAACCGTAGCCGCACAGATCGCCCACCCTAAACTTAACAACCAAGGCCAGCCGGTCATCATCAACACTCCATCTACACCAACACCGGACACTACATGGACAGACCCAGGCACTACCGCTGTGTTTGTCCCGTACGGGGATGCTCCTGACTCAATAGGAGGCACTAAGATCGAGCCTTGGAGTCCACCTCAGGAAGGATGGTCTAAGGTAAGTGGTGTAAATGAAAGACTAGATACCCGCAAGCCATTCACTCCAAGTCCAAGTAAGCAGTCAGCATCTGGCGTAATCGTGGTGGAAGACGACGGGAGGGTTTGGCTGATCTCGCCTACGAATCAGTTTGGCGGATACGACAATACATTTCCAAAAGGGAAGTTGGATCCAGGTCTGACTATGCAGGAAAATGCAATCAAAGAGGCGTGGGAGGAAACTGGCCTCAAGGTGGATATCATCGGCGTAGTTGGGGATTACGAAAAGAGCACGTCTAAGGTTAGGTATTATCTAGCCAAGAGGACTGGCGGAACCCCTAAGAACATGGGATGGGAGGCGCAGGCAGTCAAGCTCGCCACGTTAGACGACGCTAAGAGCCTATTAAACCAGCAAATCGACAAAGACATCATTAGCGACCTTGAGAAGATGATTTCTTCTGGTAAGCTTGCAGAGATTAAAGACGGGACACCTAGAAAGCTATCCACTTACGGCCAGGAAGTCGCGCCGAAAACAGGCGGAAGCAATCCGGGCGGATGGTACAAGGATGGAAGTACAGAATGGCTTGTAAAAGGGAACAGCAAGAAGGTCTCTGGAGCCGTAACCCCAGAACAAAGCGACAATAGAGCGGCAAACGAAGTGTTGGCGTCGAAGCTAATTCGATCTGTATTTAAGGTTGGCGCTCCAGAAATGAAGCTGATTGATCTCGAAGGAAAGTATGGAGGTGGGCTTGGGGTGGCGAGTAAAAAAGTTCCGTCTCTATACTACTTCAACCCGAACAACTCTGAGTACCTCAAAGCGGCGCAAAAGGCGTTCGCTATCCACGCTTGGCTTGCTAACTACGATGTACTCGGAATGGGGTACGATAATCTATCCGTCAACCAAAACTATGAGGCAGTCAATATTGACCCAGGCGGGGCTTTGCTATTCAGAGCGCAAGGACTGCCTAAGGGAGCGTCTCATGGGGTGGTCAACGGCCTATTGGATCCGTCCGCCCCAGAGTTTGAATCAATGCGGACGACCACTCCGGAACAGAAGGCTGTTTTCGGAAAGATGACAGCTTCTCAGTTGAAAGACAGTGCTAAGTCCCTGGAATCCATCACTGATGAAAAAATCAAGAAACTAGTGAATACATACGGATGGGGAAGCGATGCAGATAAGGCTGCCCTGGCCGAAAACCTCATTCAGAGAAAGAATTCCATTCTCCAAAAGGCCGGTGTTACTGCAACTTCTTCAGTACCGCAGGCTACCGCACAGCCACCGATACAGCCATCAGCAACGCAGCCGCTCCCCGCTTCCCCACAAGTCTCGCAGCAGGCCACTACCGCAATGCAAACTTCACCTACGCCATCGCAAGTCACCGCCGCGCAGCCTGCCACTCAAATAGCAACAACGCAAGCCGCAACTACTCCAGTATTAACTCAGATGGCTGATCTTTCCACGAATCAAGGCAAGTTCTCTATTCCCCAGCAATTCTTGGATAAGTACAACCAGATGACGCAAGACAACAAGAACTCGTTCGTTAAGGTTCTTAATAAAGTGGCTGGGAGTAGGACATCGACAGGAAGCAGTGCGGCCTCAATGCCCTACGTACAAGACCAGATAAGCATAGCTAATCAGAAGATATCTGAGTACGACCAAAAGATCACCTCTGGAACAGCTACTGATTTTGACAAGGAGAGAAAGAAGTATTACTCGGAGCTAGTAAAGCCATATCTGGAGTATATCGTAAGCAGCGGGAAGATAGCCAAAGCAACCGGATACGTCGCGCCTTCTGGCGCGGCGCTGGCAAGTATAAGTGCTATTCCGCCGAGACCGCAGTGGGTGCAGAGCTACAAAGCCCAAAGCAAGGGCATAGTCACGAAGGGCAGTATATCGAATGAAGACGCACTGAACAACTACGCTTTCTTGGCAGGATTGTTTGGCAAATCCCACAGCGAGGCAAAGAAGGCCAATACCATACTGAAGAATGCCCAGAAGAAAAACGGCAACATCCAGCCATCTATTATCGACCAAGCGATCCAAGAAGCCAAGCAGAAATACCTACAGTTCCAGCCATTCTTACAGGTAATAGACAAGAAGTGGATCGGGCCGATCTCTCAGTACTTTACTGAAAAACAGCCAGGGGATGAATTCAAGTTCCCTTATTCCAGCCAGCCTGCATCTGTCCCAGCAAGCGACATAGACGCAGGGAAGAAAGATAAATTCAAAGTCGCTCAGACTGCTGTTATCTCCAATCTAAATACAACCCAAAAGAACACGCTTAAAAGCTATACCGGAACCATGGCTAATTCGGTGAATACGGCCCTTGGTGAGTACTTTAATTCAGGGAACTCGATATCGGAAGCCAATAAGAAGCGCATAAAGACGATGGATGCAGCGTTCAAGAAGTCGAAGCTTGGCGAGAATGTTAAGCTTGTCAGAAATATTGGGTCTAAGTATTTCTGGAAATGGTTCGGAATGGATGAGGGTGGAATCGCTGATAGCAACCTTGACCTACTTAAAGGAAAGTCGTATACTGAGATTTGCTATGTGAGCACAAGCAAGAACCCTGATAGCTCGATATGCCTTCAGGATACAAGTAAAGGCAAAATCAAGTTCATCATAAACGCTGGAAAAAACTTCCACGGCATAGATGTGAGTTCCCTATCAAGCCACCCAGAAAGCGAGGTAATTCTTTCTCGCGGGACTACTTACGTAATCAGGGAGATAAAACACACTCAGAGCGGCTATTCGCCATCGTCAAATGTATGGGAAGTGTTCGTCGATATCGTTGACCAAACGCCAGGAGAAATACAATGAGCAAAGAAGAGAAAAAGAAGTTCCAAGAATTTGGAGATTCAGGCGTAGCCCTTAACACGCTATGCGAAACATGCGCCCACCGGGACCCGGACGAACCTTACGTATGCAAGGCATTTCCTGAGGGGATACCAACAGCCATCTTCCTTGGCTTGTTTGACCACAGGTTCCGATGGCTGATAGGCGACGGAGACAACGGAATCGTATACGAGCAAAGGCAGATTGACCAGCCGGAGCCGTTGAATAAAAAAGGAGAGAAAGAATAGGATGTGGATTTTCACCAGATACGGCTTTTATAGCCTATCTGTAAATGGGGATATTGCCTGGATTAGAGGTCGGAATAAAAACCACCTCCAGTCCCTAAAGGACCGTTTTCTACTTGAAGGTACAATCGAAGAAAACATCGGCACGGACTACAAGTACAGGATCAAAACAGACAAAAGCACGGCTTGCTCAATGATGTACGAAATTGCTCATGAGCAAGACTGGAGCAACTTTAAGAACGAAGTCTCCAGGTACAGTAAAGACAGGACATACACCAGAACACTTCACGATGTCTGGGATATAATGCACGGAATCCAAGAATAAGAAAGGGGGCCTAAGCCCCCTTTAGTTTTTATGTGTACAGGATCGATATCTAGACCCAGACATCTCCCCATGAGCCAGTCAACGCTCCCTTGGAGTAAGAAATAGCCCTATTCTCAAAGAAGGATGTATGAATAGGGGCGTTAATGATTTCTTCTACCCACGGGAGGGGGTTCTTTTTGACTTTGAAGATTCCTTTTAAGCCGAGAGAGATCAGCCGCCTGTCGGCAATGTAACGGATGTACTGCTTAACGTCATCCGCTGACAATTGCTCCATTGGCCCCATAGAGAAAGCAAGGTCGATAAACCTGTCCTCTAGCGAAACCATCGTTTCAGCGACGGTGTAAATCTCTTTCTTTAGCTCGTCCGTCCATAATTGGATGTTTTCCTTTATATAGGAGCGGAATAGTTGAATCATTGCTTCACAATGTAGGGATTCGTCCAGCAACGACCATGAAATTATCTGCCCCATACCTTTCATTTTCCCGTGGCGGGGGAAATTCAGAAGCATGATAAATGACGAGAACAACTGCATCCCTTCAGTAAACGCAGAGAAGCAAGCAATTTGCTTAGCAATCTGAGATTGATCTAAAGAAGACACCTCTTGCACGTACTCATGCTTTTCCGCCATCTCTTTATATTGCAGAAATTCGTTGTAAGTGCTTTCCGGTAGCCCTAAAGTCTCTACTAGGTGGGAGTAAGCCGCGATATGAAGAGCCTCTCTAGCGGCAAAACTAGATAGCATCATCCTTACTTCAGGGGCCTTAAACATCGGGAGGTAATTAGTTACGTAAGCACTTGCAACATCACAGTTCCCACTAACTACGCTTTTACCATTGGCCCGAATTAGGATCTTCCCAGTGGGTACAGTGACGCAATACACTTTTCCGGAGTACGCTTCAGGAATCATATCTACATGCTGACAGTCAACTGCCCCATCTCCGTCAATATCCAGAGAGAGAGTATAGCAGTCAGAGAACAACTCACTTCGCTCGTCTGTCTTTTGGAAAACAAAAGAAGCGATACCCGATAAGCAAGCGACAGCATGGGCGACATCCATCGCCTTTTTGTTAGTGCTGTAGTAGTAATGCTTATTGTAACTATCAGGCTTATGGCCGTCCCACTCGACCAACTCTTCACAGAATTCCTTCGCCCAATGCTTGCTGATTTCGTCTAGCTTCACCCACGAGAAATCCTTGCACATCCTCACTGGAGACTCGACGTAAAATTCAACATATTCGCCATCGACTGATTCATGGAACCTAAGATCGGTTTTAGTGATTATGTCGCGGAACCGCTCAATCTTGCGCTTCTTCTTGAATTTGAACCGATGAGGGATAAAGCCAAGTTTGGATCCATCTATGCCATCCTTGACGTTTCCATCCGCCTGAAATGCGATCCAGACTCGTTCTATTGGGGTCAGTTCATTCTTGCCGCCAGCACCATTCCCAGAAACAGCTAACTTCTTTCCTTGGTATAGCTTGGCATCTTTCGCTAAGGACTCCTTCCAGTCTCCTTTGTACTTATAGACAACTCTATGAGTTGGTGTCACGGCATGGTTAACCGCGACACGATCCGCCTTTAGTCGAATCAATTCTCCATCGAAGTTATTGCAGATTATTCGGCTTGGGCGGACGAATGTAACCTTTTCGTCGTCATCTACTTGGGCGACTTTATCGCCTTCAGTTAAATCGAAAAAGAACTTCCACCCACTATCCGTAAGGATCTCCGTCTCAGAATGAAAGCAATCCCCCTGCGTGAAAAAGCGAAAAATCTGAGTCAGGAAGTATTTTTCTTCGTCTGTTAACTTCTGTTTCCAGTCGTTGACATCCTGTATCATCTCCACTTCCGTGTGAAGCCAGTGAGACTGCTCACTCATGAGCCAGTAATCAAAAGCCCAGCCGTAAGAGAATGGCTTAAACGCTGCACGATTGTCAGTTAGTTTCATACTGTTAGCCCTCACACGCCAAGCAGCCTTCTCCGTTCGCCACTTGATTCATGTCTATGTCCTCGATCCTCTTCCTTTCGATTTTTTGAGAAACCTTATCCGCCTTCCTGATACTCTCGGATCGGCAGTAGTAAAGAGTCTTTAGCCCCAACTTCCAAGCCATGAAATGAACAGTATGAAGATACTTAATGCTCTCGTCAGGCTTAAAGAACAAATTCAGAGACTGACCTTGATCGATGAATTTCTGTCGGTCGGCAGCGTGCTCTATCACCCATCTCTGGTCGATCTCGATAGCGGTCTTAAAGACTTCCTTTTCTTCGTCAGTCAACTCTTTGAGGTGCTGAACTGATCCGTTGTTAGCAATGATGGAAGACCAGATTTCTTGCGTATCGTCTCCGACTTTTTCTTTTAGCAGTTTTTCGAGATGCTTATTTTTGTTCATGTAAGAGCCGGAAAGGGTATCCTGCCTGTATGCGTTTGCCCTATAAGGCTCTATTGAAGGGCTAGTGTTGCCCATTATGATAGAGGTCGTCGCATTTGGCGCAATAGCCATCACATGACTAAATCTAAACCCAGTCCCTGCGGCGTCAGGAGCCTCCCCCCTCTTTTTTCCAAGCTCCAAATTAGCCTTATCCATCTCTGTCCTGATGTGCTTTATAATCTGTTTATTGCAAATCTTAGCTGCAAGAGACTCAAACGGGATCATCTTGGACTGCAAGTAAGAATGGAATCCTAGTTCTCCAATGCCGATTGACCTTTCGCGCATGGCAGAAAATTTAGCCCTTGAGATTTCATCTGGAGCACGCTGAATAAAGCAATCCAGTACGTTATCCATGAACTCAGCAATATCCAGGAAGAACTGGCTGTCTTTCGACCACTCATCGTAATAGTCGATATTGACAGACGAAAGGCAACAGACTGCCGTTCTGACCTCACTAACTGGGAGAATCACTTCGGCGCAAAGGTTGGATTGCTTAATGCTTAAACCTTTTTCTTTCAAGAACTTAGGCATCTCACGATTTGAAGTATCAATGAAATGGATATACGGCTCACCCGTCATCATTCGAAGTTCAATGATTTTCTGCCACAGATACTTAGCAGATACGACTTCTTTCGCTACTTTAGAGGCGGGATCAATTAACGCCCATGAGTCGTCGGTTTTTGGGTTCTTCATACAGTTCTCAATTATTTGCATGAAGTCGTCTGTGATATTGACGCCGTGGTGAAGATTTAAGCATCGCTGGTTTGGGTCGCCAGTAGGTTTTCTCATCTCAAGAAACGGGATAATGTCTGGGTGAGATATATCGAGGTACATAGCATAAGAGCCTCGACGTGTCCTACCCTGCCTGTAGGCCAAGCAAGAAGCATCGTATGTCTTCATGTGCGGCATGATCCCGGTTGACTTATCATCTGACGACCGGATCCCAAGCCCGATCCCAACCCCGCCGCCAAGCATAGAAAGCCAGTTCACTTCGGATAGAGTATCCACCAACCCCTCTGAAGTGTCTGGCAAGTATGATAAGTAACAGCTTATAGGAAGACCTTTTTTGGCTCGACCAAATGAAAGGATAGGTGTCGAAGCAGAAAACCATTGTTTCGACATATACTCGTACATCCTTTGGGCGTGATCTTTATTCGACCCAAAAGCGTTTGCCACGTAAGCAAATCTTTCCTGGGGGCAGTCCTCTTCGTCGCGCATGTAAGACTCTTTCATGCGCTTGATACCCAAGCTATCAAACAAAAGGTTTCTCTCTCGGTCTATTTCAATGCCGAGGTATTTCTCTCTCATGAGTTCTCCTTGATTAGCCTATCTGTAGCGGTGAATCTACAGAATACCACTACAGATAGGGTAGGTCAAGTTAAGAGCTACTCCTTCTCCATGCTTGCAATCTTGCGGTCCAGATACCACCGGGCCTTCTTCAAGTCTTGCAGCGGCGTGCCTTTCAGGCTGTGCCGGAACAGGTACTTAATGCAGTTGCCAAGCCGGAAGTCATTACAGAAACCATACTGCTCAATGATGTCGATAACATCCATTGGCCCTTTCGTGTAGTGGCTAGGATAGTTTACAGGATCGTGTCCGCCTACCCACTTGTTTTCCATTTTCACTTGAGATTCCATCTTTATTATCCCTTTCCTTTCAAGAATTCAAGGCTCTCTTCCTCTGCGAACCAGCGGAGTTGCGCCCATCCGTTGAAGTTCCTTTCACCCATGCCGTCATACGGGCAAGCGACGTGCTCCATGGGCGACCAGTGCGGCGGGTTAGCCGAAGCTAACTTATCAAACAACTCGATATCTTTTCCCATGTCTCTCTTTCCATCGTGATTCAGGTAAGAAACCCTTGCACATCGGGCGGCGGAAATCTTCAGCCTCACAGACAGAGGCAGAGTCCGCTCTTCGTCAAGCAAGTAGGGGGTGTGCCATTGGAAGTACTTCTTTTCCACTGGCCTGCTGCCGTTCAGCGCCTCTCTCATTGCGCAGGCCAGGGCGTTGATCTCAAGCTGAGCAAGGGGACTGCATCTTTGAGAGAAGAAGTTATCCCATTCAGTCGAAGAGACAATCGCCTTATGCCAGAGAAAAGGTTCAAGCAGTCGATTCACTACCTGCTTATGGATTCCTAGTCCTTGGAGTTCTGCGGCCTTATAGCAAGCGTAATTAGCGTAATTCTTCCACAGATTAACCGCCGTCTCGTAAGCCTCGCCTGAAAGCGGTTTCCCGGCCTGCATTCCTTTCTGGTTTGTTCCGAATTCAATCGGGATGGCTGGGTCCTTCTGAACCCGCTCAATCATCTTGTGAATCGGGATAGCCCTGGAACTTGCTGAATTGCGCGAGAAGGCTCTATGTGTGTTGAACTCGGCCAGGACATAGCGGTGCATACAGACTTCCATCGTCGTCAGCCTATCGCCGTAAGCGTTGATAGAGTCTTCAATTACCTTTGCGTAAATCATTCACTTCCCTTTCTCAAACCACTTCATGCACATCCATTGTGACGCTGAAGCGGTTATCGTCATTGTTACAACGTAAATTAAGCCTAACGCTAAAGCGTGATTCATGTCGGCAGACCTAATGATCTTCATGAATTGATCGACCATTAGAATCTGCCCCACGAAGTAGGTTACGTTAGCTATTACGGAGCCGATTGTCCCATAAAGGATACTGCTACTATTCCTCGCCCTGCTTACCAGTACGTAGCTAAACTGCTGCGCTATCAGTACCGGAATCAGAATCCAATAATTCATGCCGACTATCTCTCTCTTTAGTGTGTTCCGGGCATAAGGCGGTAAGCCAGTAGTCACCGCTAACCTTTCCCGGCTTGCCGCAAATCATGCAGGTCTTTTCCGACTCTGATTCGGCCCTGGCGATTCGGTCGTATATCTCATCCGTGCCAACATCAATATAGAATCGCAGGCCGCCGAACTTCTCTTTGATTTGAAGCAGGCTCCCGTCCCACCCCATCGAGAAAAGGTCGTTTATGAGGTCGTTCACAATAGAACGCCAGCCTTCCATGCCGCCAATGATGGCGTCAGGCCATTCCCCCTCTTTTATCCTTTTAGCCTGGAAGCCGTAGTAGATAGATCGAATCATTTCAGTCCTCCATTATCGAATATTCAACCGTGCCAAGCAAGCCATCTTCCTTATGCCAGATAAATCCTTGCGCCCCGAGGACGTTCCCAATATACCCATGAGAAGAGTGATAATAGTCCGGTGGGCATAGAGCCGGAATAATTCTAACCTTAACTCCCATCTTTTCATAGACTCGTTCCTGATGAAGATGTCCAACGTGCGCCTCCCTGATTCTTGACTTGGCCCATAGCTCGGGCTGTTCGACGGCCATCATTAACGGGCGGTCCTTGTGAGCGCCTTTATCGCCATGCTCGAACATGACTAAATTCTTTCCCCAGGTCCAATACTTCCTTTGCACTGGGTCGTTATAGACAGTTACATTTGGCTGCTTATCGTAGATAATCGAGATGCAATTACCCAAGTGCCAGACAGATAAATCGTCGTGATTTCCGCTCACCATCACAACATCGACTTGCGCGATCTGCCGCATCTTCTCAATCTGCTTTACTACCGTTTTAAGAGTAGTTGAGAATACTTTGTGATAGCGCGAGTCGTTTGACTGAGGGGTTCCCTTTGTCGTTGTACCCTCCCGGTTGTCTGAGTTCAGAATGTCATTCCCCACTACATAGACAATCTTCGAGAAACCTAGAGGGCACCGGCTCAGGATGGTATCGACAGCTTTTTCATATTCAGCCGTTGCGATACTGGTATCATAGTTCCCCCAACCAGTCTCGTCCGACCAAGCCAGCTTGCCAAAGTGGGCGTCATAAACGCTTACTTCAAGAGCGGTCTCTTCGTTCGGAATCGGCGAGAAAGACCTGCTAAACGAGAACGGCTTGCTGAAGAACTCTTTCCTTACCTCTTCGACTGCCTTCTTTAGTCCCTCTATATTGATAGAGGAGACGCGCTTGAAAGTAGCTTTTACCTGATAAAGAGGAGAGGTTCGAAGTTGGCCGTCTTTATCCTTAGCGCCAACCTCCCAAGAGTTGCAGATAAACCTTTCGACTTCCCACTTAGAAGTGTCAACCTCAAAGAACTTGATTAGCTGCTCAAGGGTGTGGATCCGGGTTTCCTTTAAGGAAATGTTCCACTTATCTCCAACGTATTCATGGCTTACTGCCGGATTTTCAGTTGGGATACGAAGAGTGGCGAGAATCTTCCGGGCCTTCTTTTCTCCGCAATTGAGAAGAGCGGCCAGCTTGTATCGGCCTATCGTGTCAACCGTGTAACCGGCGTCGGTGATGATTTTTCTGTAATCCATGTCAGTTTATTGTACCCGAACCTTTACCATTGCATCGTAAAGAGAGTTTGCCGTGTCTTCCCATTTGAACTTCTGGCCGAACTTCGAGATAGCCTTACGTCGAGAGGCGAGTTCATCTCTCTGTCGATAAGCCTGCTCTAGTTTCGACACGACTTCATCCAAGCATGGGTCGTGCCAGTTTCCTAGCGGGTAATCGCCTTGGTAGAAAGTCTTAGGAGATCCGCAGGTCAACAGCAGGTCTTTGCACGGATATTCCTCATCCCTCGTGATGTCCGTATGTCCAGTAGCGTCCGTAGCGATGCAAGGAACGCCGCAGGCAAGCGCCTCCATTAGGCATAGATTAGTTCCAGCCTCACAGCGATTAGGAAAGAGAATCACGTCGCACGAACGATAAGCGTAACTAATCCACAAATTACTGACATTCTTTCCGTTTTTTACCTTTGCGTTTTCAAGGATATGTTCAAAAAATCTGAACTCGTTATCCCTGTACCACCTGTCTTCAAGAGAATAAGACATCCTGACTTTAGAGTGGGCGTTCCAAGCGAATTGCCGCATTAAAGCAGGCCACTGATTGTGCCAGTTGTAGTTCAGGCAAACCTCAGGATGCCGCTCCTGGAAGATAGACATGGCCTTAATCACGATGTCTTGCCCCTTGCGGAACTCAAACTTACCGAATGACCCGACCGTGAAAGGATTTCCTCCTGGCTTGGCCGCATAAGGGAAATCGGATAGACGAACTCCTTGAATGGCTACGGAAACAGGGATATCGACAAGCGGCTCAAGCCATTCTTGCATCCATGTACTGCCGCATACAATCGAATCCCAAAGACGGTTGGCGTAGTAGGCCATCTTCTCGCCAGCTATGTTGTTCTCAATGAAGCCATAGCCAACGTTCTTCTTACCCATAACATTGCTGGTGTATTGAAACCTATGGTCAGATAGGGCAGAAAGAACGACGTTGGCCCCAACCTCAATTGAGTCCGATTGCTGACTGTTATGGCACTCGACTTTTTTATCTGCAAGATAAAGGCACACCTGCTCCGAGCACCTGCCCCAACCATAAGCTCCGGGTTCCGGCAGGTAACAAGCAAAATCAACCATTCACTACCTCCTTTTATTCACCGATTCGGAAGTTTAATGCTCGTTCCACACCATAGAGCAAGCCTCTACTACCGTATCGCTCCACCCTCCAATCTTTCGCTGAAAAACTGTGTGGTGGATAGAAGGATTATAGAACTTATTGGCCGCTGGAGTCAAACCCCAGCGCCAGTCTGAGTTCACCGGAACCATTGTATAGCAAGGAGTACCAAGCACGCCTGCTATGTGAGAGATAGCGGTATCGACCGTAACTACACACTTCAAATTGCTAATAATCGCAGCCAGTGAAACGAGGCCCTTCCGGTCCCACGCCTTCACATCATTAACTCCCAAGAACTCCCGCTCCCTATCAGTCAACCCTATCTGTAGAGAGATGCACTTCCTTGATTTAATCAATGGCAAGAACTCCTCTGCCTGAGTGCTTCGCCAGTGATCATTTTGATGATCCGGATTCCCTCGCCAGCAGATGCCGACATACCCATTGAGATCAGAGGCAAGCGCAGCTATCTGCGGTTCCACTGAAAGGCACTTCGAGTCGATTTCCGGCGCGTTCCTCATTAGGTCAAACATCCAGATCATACTAGACGCTTTGTAACGCTCAAGTTCAGAAGACCTAATCTTCTCGGAGAAGATGTTCTCGTATCCTTCATATTGGGCAACGATGTCATCTACAAATGCGTCGTGGCGACCGTCTAGGGAGGTTACAGTAACTTCTACTCCACGACGAGACAACTCCAGGATAGCAGGCATCATCATAAGGCAGTCGCCAAGGCCCTGCTCAAGGATTACGCGAACCCCGAGCACCTCAATCGCTTCGTCCCATCCAGAGAGAAATCGCAGCTTCTCGTAGCCAGGAATCATCTTCGCGTATTGCTCCTCTCTCTTAGCGTACAGCTTGGTCCCGTTTTCGTAGTCCCCAAGCTGCATTAGCTTCATCCCTAGGTAGACACCTCTCTCATCTCTTAAAAACTGCCTTGCCCTCTCGTAAAACCCGAGCATATCGCAGGCGCTCGCCGCCTTCAGCTTAACTAGACCGCAGTTCTCGTTATTAAACTTCTCGATTGCCTTATCGCATACCTGAAGGGCCGAAGCAGGATCAAAGTTGAACATATAAGCTTGGGCTATATTTGCTGCATATTCAGGAATGGGATTCTTGTCGTAAGCAGAATAGAAGTACGAGATAGCGCGATCGTAGTTTTTCTTGTTGAGTAAAACCGAACCGAGCGCACTGTGGATAACGTCGATATCGACGCCTCCAAACTTAGTGTCCTCTATTGTCTTGAGGAGGCGGAAAGCCCTATCGTAATCCTTTAGATGAATAAAGTTTACGGCAGCTAGATAAACGTCAGAGGTCAGCACTGATTTTCAATTCTCCATTCGGGTAGATTCGCACTCGAAACCTCTTTACTACCGATTCTTCAGTAGGATGAAGGTATACCGGAGCGTTGAAGTTCCTTACGTTGTCGTCTTTAAGCACCCCGGCCTTGACGAGATAATCCAGCACTGTCGTCCACGCGCCGTCTCTATCCATAGCCCAAGACTTCTTTGGCAGGTAAGCCTTGAATTCGACCGCTGGGTGCTTTAACTCAAGGCCAAAGTATTCGGCGGGGATTTGGAGAAGGGCGTCGTTCTCGGCGTCTACAACCCTGGTCGGCTTAAATCGCCTGCCGCCCCTCCCTGATCCGTATGCGTTCTTCTTGGAGATAACGTCCGCTTCTATCGTTATATCTAAACACGCATCGTCTTTGAATAATGGCATTGAGCACACAAAGTTTGAAGGTTGTCCATGTCGTGAGTCCCGCCAGAACTCCTATTCACGATATGGTCACACTGTAGTTGAAGTACGCTAGAGCAAAACCGGCACCGCCACTTATCCCGCTCAAACACCTGCCGCTTCCTCATTTCCCAAAACAAGCGGTGAAGCTTGTCGAATACAAGAGATTCTTTCTTCCCTTTCTCGACGAAAACAGGCTCACTTCCCTCCGCTTCGGCTAAACCGAACGACTCCCGGCTTAGCTTAACGACTTTCCATCCAGTAACACGCTCAAGAGAGGACTTGTTCATGCTATTCCTCTGCTGTATAAACAGCGATCCAGGTAGTAAAGCACTCGGCCATCATAGCGTCAAAGATAACGCCCTCGTTCTCGGTCCCGACATAAGATCGAACCCGTGGGTCTTCCTTGAACTTCTCCCACTTCTTAGCCACTTCCTCACTGGCGCGAATTACCACCTTAGAGGGCATAACTACTTCCTTATCCACAATGCCTTGGTCGTGCATGTGTTCAATAAGGCCCTCGTAGTTCAGGTCTTTAGCCTTATTGACTAGTTCATTTCTGACGCTCATCTGGCGGTCTGAGATGAAGCCATTGTTATAAGGAATCGCACGGGCAATCGCCTTCAGCTTTGCGATGGTCAGGCCATCGAAGGTGTTTACCGTGATCTGCGGGAACTCTCTCGCAATTCGCAGACATGAATAAGCATCGTTCCGGTTTATGCGGAATACCTTCGGAACGAGGTTGTCCATGAAGTCGGTGAAGTTCTTGCAGCCAAGGATGTCCAATACATCCTTCCGATACTGCAACACGCTGAACATTCGCCCAAGAATAGGGACCATTCGCCTATGGGCACGCCCGACCCGGCTAAACACCTTCGTACAAGCAACGACTTGAGCCGCTAAGTCGTCGGCCTTGATGTTGTCCGGGATAACAACATCAATCTGATCGTCAGGGTGTCGGAACACCGTGGCGATAATCTCTTTCTCCTGATCCGTTACATCATCCCCGATAAGGATCTCGGACAAGCTGTTCTCCAATTCGGCAGCTACCTGATGAACAGGACGCTTTAATACCTGAAATTCGCTCATGATCTCCTCTACGAAATAAGCACTGACTGCTTGGCGAATACCAAAGGCTCTTCAATCTCCTTGTCCCTTGGAACGAACTCCATCGAGTTAACGCATGTGATGACCGTCCCCTCAGGCAAAGTCGTCACCGACTCCATCTCGATTTCCAGATTAGGGAAAACCTTCTCTGCAAACTCTTGGGATTGCGTGATGGCCTCATCCCGATCCGCCGACTGGATATACAGGCTATCAAGGTCCTTCTTTTCTTTCGGCTTGCCGATCAGGAAATTCACTCTATAAAGCATTCTGTCCTCTTGAAGATGTTACCACACTATACCTTCTCTACAAACTTGTAGTAAGGCCCATTATACTGAACCTGGATAACACCCGTTCTCCCTTGGCGGTTCTTTACCACGATCAGTTCATCAGGCGGCGGCGGCTGACCTGCCTTCTTCCAGTATAAACTAGGCCGGTGCGGAAAAACGATCAAGTCGGCATCTGCTTCAATATCTCCCGACTCTCTCAAGTCGCTCATCTGTGGTCGGTTATCCCCACCTGGACGATTCTCCGCCGCACGGCTGACCTGAGCAGCCACGATCATTCGAGTATTGAACTCCATGGCGATGTCTTTAAGGGAGCGAGAAATCTCTGATACCTCCTGGAATCGGTTACCAGACTTGTTCGGGCACTTCATTCGTTGCAGGTAATCCACGACCACCATATCCGGGTTTCCGTGCTTCGCCTTGTATCGGGCGAGTTCTGCACGCAGAGAAAGAGGGGTCTTGCCGCCGCTATCAGAAATCCGCAGACTCCTCGGGGCGGAATGCCTTACAAACTCAATCACCCTCGCCTTCTCGTCTTCACTCAAACAGTTATGCAAGAAGTCGTCGCCCATGATCCCGACCTGCTGGCAAAAGATGCGAGTCCACATATCCTTCGCCCACATTTCGTGGCTATAAAAGAGCACTGACCGTTGCTTGTTGGCGGCTTCAAAGGCTAACTGACATAACAGGGCGGTGTTATGCGTTACCGTAAACCCGTCAGTGATATACAACTGGCGCGGATGGGACACGCTAATGCACTGCATCTCCTCGAACGTCCCGGTTGACTCTACGCCAACAACTCCAATAAAAGGCTTATCTAGTTCGATATAAAGACAGTAGCTATATCCGCTCTCGGTGCGATGCCCAATAGCTACATTGCACGTTCCGCCTAGTGATCTGACTAGGTTTCGGATATCATCCGCAAGATGGTAGTCATCGGTGTCGTACCTGATGTATCCAATCTTCTCAATGGCCTCCGCCCCGAAGCCAAGAACGCTGGATAGAGCCTCAAGTCGGGTACGCCTACCGGCTTGATAGTATTTCAACGGGATCCTGTTGCCATTCTCTTTGACGATATCCAAGATGCTGCGATCTTGATTGAACGACTTAAATCCAAACTCTCCACAGAACCTTGGCACGCCTATGGAACCAAACCTTGCCTCAGGCTCACGAAGCAACTCTTCCAGCTTCTCGGTCGTCACGGTTGAGGACTTGCCGGTTTTTCTGTTCTGTACTCGCCACAGATGATCCCGGCAGCATTCAACACTCCTCCCGTCTTCAAACCAAACCTTAAATACTTCCTTCTTGCCTTGAGGGAAAATTCCGGTAACCTCAGATCGCCATCCGTCTACAGATGCCAAGGTATCACCAACCTTAATGTCGCCCATCTTAACCCAAGAGCCATCAGACTTCAGAATCAAAGAACTGAGAGGCTGCGCCTTCCCGGTCGCAGGCCTTGCTCCAATAATCACAAGTTTTCCAGGCTCAAACCCGTTAATGTACTCGTTCAAGGTCGGGAACGGAGTAGTGATGGTATCCCGTTCGTTCTCGATAAAGTCGTAAATACCCTTAGGACTGCTCTCAACAATATCGTCGATTGTCTTTAAGGTATTAGCCTTGATAGAGTCCGTTGCAACGCCACGGATAAACTCCTCAGCGTGCCCGATAAGGTCGGCGGTATCAGCACCTTCGGAGATATTGGAGTCGATGCGTTTAGCGAACCCGAGGATCTTGCGGACAATATATAGATCGTGAAGCAGGTGGCAAGCGGCCTCTACGTCGATTTCGTCTTCCGACTCAAGCAGGTCGCGCATCCCGGATTCATAGTCATCCGGATCTACCTCGAACTCAACGCTCCGCTTGGCAGTCGCAAGACAGACTGACGGGTCTGGCAGGCGGCCTTGCTCGTTCGAGTTCAGGATGTACTTGTAGAAAATCTTGTGACGCACATCAGAGAAGTCGTCAACTGTTAAATTTGCAGTAATTACCTGAAGATTGAACGCTTTACGGAAACACTGGTAGAGAATCTTTCTTTCCAGATCGACGTTCTTAGTCCTGAATGTTCCGTCTCCAACCGACTCAGCGATTGTCGCGGCGATACTCTGCTTAACTTTCTTCTTATCCATTAACCAGCCTCATTAGATCGACTCCACTGTTTTTCTGAACGTAATCATCCGGGTCCATCCCCTCGGGGAGCGTGACCACTTTAATCGGAAACCGCTCTTCGGCCAGTCCTTCCGCCGCACGCAATGCGGCACGAGAACCAGCAGAATCTCCGTCATAACAAAGCGCAACCCAATCAGCATACCGCTTCAACAGCCTCAACTGATGCCTTGTCATTGCCGTCCCGCAAGTAGCGACAACGTTCCTGATCCCGCACTCCCACAAAGCAGCTACGTCAAAATACCCCTCGACAACAATAGCGTAACCCATATCGAGGATATGGTCTTGCGCTTTGTCCAAGTTGTACAGAGTACGGGACTTAGAGTACAGAGGGCTTTCCGGCGAGTTGATATACTTGCTTTCGTCTTGCCCTAGTGTCCTTCCGCCAAACGCAATCAAGTCGCAAGCCGCGTTGAATATCGGAAACATCACCCTGTCGCTAAAGCGGTACATATAGCTGTCGCTAATCCTGCCTGCGTATCCAATCTCCAACTCCTCAATCGTTTCATCAGACAACCCTCTGTTGATGAGGTATTCATGAATCTGCGCGTTTCTCCTCAAGTTTTCCTTGAACTCATCGAGATATTTCAGTAGCATCGGCTGGCTCATCGACTTCGACTATTCTTTCAATCTTATCGAAGTTGAAAATCTTGACGTGATTTCTAAGATCGAAAAAGTACCCACTCGTTCCATCCGGGTAATCGTGCTCCATGTACGAGCAAAGTTTCCACTTGCCGTTTTTCTTTATCCAATAAACTCGATCCTTGCAAACGTCTTTCAGCTTAACATCACGCACTCGAACGCCCCCTTTCTTCTTTTGCCATCGCTAATCGTTTACCAGATAAAAACCACGGAGGGTTCATCGCTCCTGCCCACGACTTTTGGGTTCGGTAGTATTCCATGAGGTCCTTTTCCGGCATACTCTCCAAGTCGCCAAGGGCTTTCTCTTTTGCCGACGCCTCGATGAAGAACTCATCTCCCTCCTCCCCTTCCCGCCTAGCTTTCCGATAGTTCCGCCAGACTGCGTTGGTGTAGCAGATCAGAGACTCAATCAGTCCTAGCCGCCACTTCTTGAAGTCCGCCGACTCAGCCGCCCGTCGCCTAGCCTGAGCCTCGTAAATCTTTCTCTGCTCCGGGCTTAGGTACTCGTCCCTGATTCCGGCCACCTGCTTACAATGCCCGATTGCTTCCTTAAAGTCAACCCCGTTGATCTGCTGCAAGAAAGAAAACACATCCCCCTTCGCCCCGCATCCGAAGCAGCGAAAGTACCCATGGTCGTCACTGACGCAAAACGATGGCGTCCGCTCCTGATGAAAAGGGCAAAGGCCGACCCAGCGATTGCCAGAGGACCCGCTCTTCTTTAGTTCGACATACTCTTTGACGATATCGGAAAGCCGGATGCACTCCTTCACGTACCCAGCGTCTAGCATAGCGGCGTCGTTCCCCCGGTAGGCTCATACGGCCCACGAACCTCGTGCCACTTCTCGGAGGCAATCTTGTACCAGTGCTCGATTCTCTCCGGCGTCATTGCGTCCAGATTGCTTGCCTCAAGCAGGAACTCTTCCACCGCCTCCGGCAGCACTTGCCTGAGCATACTCTCAATCGCCATCTTGCGGCGGTTCTTCTTTCGCTTCATCGCCCTCCACTGCTCCTCTTCTGGCGGCCTCCCTTCTGCCTGCTGGATAGTGTTTGTTTGAGCGGAAACGGCCCGTGGTGCGATTTTTTCTTCTTTCCCTACCCCGTGGTACCCCCCAGGGTTCTGATTCGTGTTTTTTGAATAATTACGTGCCCGGTAAGCAAACAGCCTTAATGGGAATCCTTTATCATCGCAGTAGGGGTCGCGCTTAAAATCTTCCAAGGCGGAGAGTATTTCTTCAAGCCCTTGTTCGTTGATTAGTTTTTCTATTGCGTCTCCGTATTGCCTGTAGAGGGAGAGAATGCTTCCTCGGGAGTTTTTGTCTCTTTTGTTCTTTGGAATTTTATCGTAGGACTTTAGTACCGCACGGACATCTTCGTTCATGGTGTTTTCTTTTTCCTCGTTCTGAATGCTTTCTGTTTCAGTTGATCCTTCGGTGTTCCCGTGATCTTTCGTTTTGACAATTAAGGGAGCGAGGTTGCCAGACTCTTTCTTCTTTTCTTGTTCTTCTTGTTTTCTCTTCTTGTCATTGTCTACTGCTTTTTCGGAGTTCTCTGTGTTTGAGGTTTTTCTTCCTCTAAGAGGGAAAGAAGGATTCTCTACTGTTTCAATTACTAGAGTGTTTATGTTTACCTCTTCTTCTTTTTCTTTCTCTATATATATATAAGATAGCCCTCCTTTGCCGGAGGAGGGTTGAGGCGCTACTGGAGGAGGGTCTACTGATAGGCCATCCTCTACGGTAGGAGGGTTTAAGAGGTACCCCTCCTTTACCGGAGGAGGGTTTTGGGGTTCAAATTCGGCCGCTGGTTCACGGTAAATGCTATTACCCTCCTTTGCTAGAGGTGGGTGCAGGAGGGAATCTTGCGTCCTGCAAGACCTAGTTTTGCCAGCCATCTTGATAATATTTTCTCGTTTAACCCTAAACAGAGGGGTCCTTCCGTTATCAAGTTCAACCTCAATCAACTGTAGTTCCTTCAGTTGGCTGACTTTCTTGGAGACTGTTTTCTTGGCCACGATCCAGCAAGAGAGCCTAGAGATTTCTTGCGCACTCACGCTTACCCAGCCTCCTGGACCGCCCGTGTTTATATTCGATAACCTCTCTATTACGGCTATAACGGCAGCCATTGCCACATCTCTGCCAGTGGCAAGCATACAGTCTTCGTGGATTTGTACGAAAGTATTTGGTACAATGTTCATGTATATAAGTTGTCCGTTCTGCGGAGGCTATGGCGCTAACCTAATGCCTCCGCATTTCTATTGTATATCCAGCAGCCGGTTAAAACAGTACCCCCGGCCAGATTTCTCCAGCCGGGGTTCCTTTCCCTGGGTTACTGCCCAACCATTACGCAGGTTGGCCGCTAGATTCCGATGGTGTTCCATCGGGAGCCTGTTCCTTCTTGAAGTAGACACTACCGCAATGCTCGCAGGTCTTGTACTCCCCGAGTCTGATGTATGATCTCGCGTCAATCCATCCTAGGTTCATCGTCTCTGGGGACAGCCGATGCTTTCTGTTGCCGTCGTGCCGGTACGGAACATAGGAGACGTGAATGGATCCGTATTCGTCTTCGTAAGACTCATCCTCGATAGTGAATCGAGTCATCTTTACGCCCTCGCGCCGCATTATTTCATCGGTAACTTTCCCCAACCCGGAACCCCTTTCTCATCGACTGCAATTTCTTCAGTAAATCATCCATTTTCTTCTGGTTATCGACAATAACCTCATCTGTTACTGGAATGATTACACCGTTAGTTCTTGGGTATTTCATTGTCGTCTCCGGTGATCTGATTGAGAGCCTGCGATGCGATATAAAGCTGGCATGACTCATCATGGCCTTGGGACAACTGGCAGCAAGATAAGCATACTTGATCCCCGTTGCTATTCCAGGTCTCAACCGAGGAGAGATAGGCGTCTTTGTTGGCTATCTTCTTGAGGGCCTCAATTGCTATCGTTAGCTTGTCATTGGTGGGCGAATCGCTGTATTCCACAACCCACCCTAGTTCGATTGCTGAATTAACTAGATCGTTAGCACATTGGCAAGCTAGGTAGCTAGGCAAGCCTTCCCCTCCAGCATTGCCAAACGAAGCAGAGTAGATTTGCTTGGCCGCTTCCCATCGAACTTTATCAATTATCTTTAGCATCTTCTTCCTTCCTTCCCATGGCCGCTGCTGTTCCTGCTGTAGCCTCTTCCTCTGTTAGCCCGTCGTAGGCGCGACCGCCGCTGTCTCGTGCCCAGATTGTCTTATCAATGCATTGGTTAGGCTCTATTCCAAGCCGCAGCATATCCCGCACATGGTCGTTAAATAGTCCGGTTACATAGGAACTCCTCCCGTCTACGTATCGCCGCGCCATCCAGTGAAAATCCCTTACGATCCCTCGCAGTATTTCGTTTTCCCGCTCCAAGGTTTCGTATGCGGTAGAGTCCTGGTGCTCTACCGAGACCGCCTCTAGCGCCGACATCAGCCTCTCTTTTTCGGCCCTATTCCGCAATAACTCTTCTTGTAATATCCGAATCGAATATTCAGCCGCCTCTAGCGCCGCATTATCCTCTATGTCTTTCCAGAACCTCTCGATGAAATCATTAGGCATCATTCGTCCTTTCTACGTCCAAAAGTATTCATACGCTCTTCCGCAAAACTCAGCCCACTCATACCGAAGCTCCGCCCTAGCCTTCTTGTCCCTGTACCCACGGTATGAACTACAGAAACTGCACGAGTCTATCTTAGGCGCATCAGAATTGCAAACCGGACAATGGCCCCAGTAGACTCTCCAAAGTCCTCTGCGATAAACAAGCCAATCAAGCATTCTTGTCCTCCATGTCTTTGTCAATCACCAATCGCGCCCACTTCTGCATGCCGTCAGCCTCGTCGCGATCATATTCTTCCAAGTAGTAAACTTCGACCAATACATAGTCCTGTAGCCAACCATTCCGGCTACTGGATTGACGGATGATGTGAGACAGCCGCTCGGAGTCCTTCCGCGCCTCGGCCAGCTCTTGTTCCAGTTCCTTTACCCGCTGCATCGCCTTCGCGCCAGCCATGAGAGTCTTTATGTCATCGGCGTGCTGGGTTAATACTTGTGGACTCAAACGCGGATCGTGATTCATGAGAAAATCTCTCTTTTCATGCGCCATCTCCCGCATCCGATCCGCATGTTTGCTTAGTTCGCTCATCCCAGTCTTCTCCTTTCCTAATTACCGACACTCCGATAAACGCCCTCTGCCTCCACCAGCACCCCCCCACAATCGCCACACGCTCATCTGCTTATTCCAGAATCACCGGGTCGGTTTACTTATGACGGATCCCTTTCCTAATTACTCTTAGCTTCTTCGGTTGCGTGTACCAAGGACCGTTGCAACCGTCAACCTCTACTCTGTGCAGTGGTACAGATTTAACGTAATTCTTCAAAAGAACCATTCCTGCCGGGTAGAAAATAATACTCACTACCCGACCTTGCATTTCCGGTACTTCTTTAAGCTGTACCCAATCGCCCTTACTGATGTTCATTGATCGACTCCTTCTCTCTCTGTTCCATTCGGTCTACGATTTTCTGTATGAGCGCAAACTGATCTTCGATAATCGGCAGAGCATCATGACTCCAACCGTGATACCGACCTGTTTGATACGCTGCAAACAAGGACGACGCTACCGCAACTGCCAAAGCTATTTCCATTACTCCTTACCTCTATTCTCCCGCGAGTTGCGGATGGTTTCGGCGCGAAGTCTGATTTCAGCCTGCGCCCGTTGATCTAAATACTCTTCAGTCCATCCCTGAAGATCACGCCAATCCTTTCCATCGGCGTACCGCTGCCGCCACTCCAAACAAGCAGGAGACAATGGCTCACGCGACGATCTGACGATAGCGTGCTCCAGCCGCGCTCCGGCCTCCGTCCCTATGAGGTCTACGCACTCCTCCATCGCGTACATCGCCGCCGCCCGGAGCCGCGCGTTCTGCTCCGCCAGGGTGTCTCGCTCGGCTACTACCTGCTCCAAGGACTGTTGAGCATACCCTATGTACCGCTTGAGATCGGCCAGTGCTAAATCCCATCCGCCGTCTAGCTTGTAACCCTTCTCTGGCGTAGGCCATCCGTTTTCTCGGCACAGCGCCGTAACGTCGTCGAGAATCCTCCATACCCAATCTTGCTCGTTAGTCATCGCTGTTCCTTTCCGTGCCGCAGTTCGGCGGCGAGTTCCTTAATCTGCAGGACGGCATTTCCACGACCGTCCCACCTGCCTATCTCAAGCGGCCACAACTCTACTTCGCCTGGGCTTGGTGTCGTTTGCCTGATTAGATCCGCCGCCTCCTCTAGCGCTTTGGCCGCCGCTTCCCGCTTCTGATCTTCTAGCCAGTCAAGGGGAGGCTTGGTGCTTAAAGGAAAGTAGTTATGACGGATACGGGATACAAATTCGACTAATGCCGGACCTTGATATGTCGAACCGTTTTCGATTATCCAATCAAGTTGCTGCCCGACTCGCTTCAGAGCCTCCGCTGATTTTGCTTCTCCGGCTAGTGCGGCAACCGATTCGTTGCGGTGCTTCGTCATTTCATATAACTCATGCTCCGCTTTCTCCGCTCGTTCGGTCACGGCGATGAAGTGCGATTCGCCGTTTTCGAACGCTGCCCTAATAGCGTCAGATAGCGATTGCCCAAGTAGGGGCGCAACATGACGACGGCGAAGTTCCTCAGTAGCGGCGGAAATCGTGGCGCGAAGGTCGGCGAGTTCTCCGCGTAGTTCTTCGACCTCAATCTCGGCAACATATTTTCCATCTACAATCGGATGGAAGTATTCAGGTTCGCTTTGCTTTTTTGCCTTCGCCAGTTCTTCGGCGTGCTCGATCTCTTTTTCGGATTCTCGCACACACCGCTTGCAATCGTTTTGATACGACGGGTAATCTGGACTGTACATTCTATCTCCGCATGTGTAGCAGTTACGATACATTATTGCACCCACCTCACATGCTGAATTAACCTATAGACAATAAAAGGCAACGCGAGCAATGTGAGTACAATTGAAATTGCGCCAATCGCGGCCAATACCCCGACTCCTCGAAACATTCCGCTAGTCATTGTTTTGCACCTCCATTGTATAGAATCTCGGCCTCGATCTCGATTTCTTCTGCTTTCTTCAAACACTCTTTATTGGCTTTATCAAAATAACCCTCCAAGCGGGATGCGTCTTCCCTAATCCACTCCGCTGCGCCCATTGCTTTCATGTACTTGTCGCGGGAGTCAAGCCAAATAAGAGAGTCGAGGCAAATAGCAGCCGCCTCCATTGTCTTCAGTTCCTCGTTCCCCTCGTTCCACACCCGCGCCAGTTTCGCGTTGGCCGCTCTTAACTCATCTATGTCCTTCCTCGCCTTGCTTAGTTCGGCTTTAAGTCTATTCATTTCCTTGACTAGATCGATCCTGGCCCTCTCTTCTCCTCGGTGAAACTCGGTTTCTAATTTAGGTTTCATGGCCTCATTGATTGCTTCATTGATAACCACTTGCCAGTCAATGCTAATCATTGCTTATGTCCTCCTTGTCTTTCCTTAGTCCGTCTTCTACTTCTCTGGTAGCTCTTAGCGCCGTCTGCCTTGCGGCTTTAATCTCTGACCTTAACCGCTTTAACTCTTCCTTCGCTTCCTCGTGACAACACGTTTCTTCTTTTAGCATCCTTGAGAGCCTGTCGATTGTCTCTACGGCGTCTAGGAAAGCATTGCATAAGAGAGGAATTTTGTCTTCCTTCGGCCATTCGTGAGGGGAGGCGTCGATATGGATCGCTTCGTTGATGGCTAACTGGTACTCATCGAGCTTGAGTCTCACCCTGCTTCCCCTTTCTTATGTCCGCAATCTTCATTTCAATACATCTCGCCAGGGCCTCGGCTACTTCAATGGTGATAGTATTTCCAGGCCCCTTGTCAAACCGAAGGCAAACCATCCCAAGGCCGTCTTCGTCGCTCGAAACGACTGCCGCCTTTACGCCATGTTGATCGAAGATGTCGTAACTGCTCTCGATCTCTACCTTTGCCATTTAATTCGCCTCTCTTTCGCTAACCACTTCAAGGTCGAAATCTTCCTCTTCGATCTCGATACTGTTCTGATTGAATCCGTGAGCGCCAATCTCGTCAAAGAAACGATCTGACAGTTCGCTATCCGAACTAAGCATCAGGTGAAGAAAGTCTGACTTGCTAATCTTGATCTTCAGCTTGCCGCTTCTTTCGACATAGGTAACCCTGCCAGTGAATTGACCTTTGATTGAACCTGGGTGTTCTTCTGTGATTTCCCTAAAGATGACTTCCCCGGTGACCTTCATTTCATTCTCCTTTTTTAGTTGGCTGGCGGAGGAGGAATCGAACCTCCATACCGGGAGTCAAAGTCCCGTGTTCTGCCGTTGAACTATCCGCCAATTTTGGTACTCCCGATAGGGTTCGAACCTATGGCCTTTCGCTTAGGAGGCGAACGCTCTATCCGGCTGAGCTACGGGAGTTGAAACTGGTGGTCCCACTAGGACTCGAACCTAGAACTGACAGATTATGAGTCTGCTCTTCTGCCGATTGAAGTATGGGACCGTGTGAAAGATAAGCTTATTCCTTCTTGGCGTTTAAGTCAAGTCAGAGATCGACGAACTTCTTCTTCTTGAAGTTCCACTGAATTGCTCTACCGTCCTCTAGTGTAATCCTGTAGTGGTAGAGCCAGAGGTTCTTCTCGTAGAGCCGCCCGAAACACCACCCAAACAAGGCAGATACAGCAACGCCAGTAAGCATTAACGCAATCATTCTCCACCTCCGAACAGTCCGCTCACGCTCTTTAGTCTTTTGCCTTTTGTCATTGTCTCAACAACTCCTGAATCTTCAGTTCCCTGCTCTGCCCGGTATAGCGGTGTATCCGTAGCGCACTCTTCGCATTGATTGATAAAACCCGGCTTCCCCGGCGTCAGTTGGAACTCCTCGTTACAATCCTTGCAAGTCATGTTCAGATCCTCTTTTTAGCTAGTAGTGAAGATATCAAGGCTTGAGCCTGCCCAGCGTTCATGGAGTGGCGAAGAACAGCCTTGTATTTATTTATATCGCCATTCATCTTCGCTACGCCACTTCTATCTATCTTGGCAAGCAAGGCGATCTGCTTATCAGATATAGGATTCCCTCTCCAAGCCGCACTGCTGCTGCCAGCTTTCTTCTCTTCCGAGGTAAGCCGCTTTTCCGCCTTGCCGATAGCCTCTTCCAGTGTGCTGCCGACTCCCGCGAAGGAACTAACCCCGTTTGTGTTTATCTTAACGTCGTACATCCCCATCGAGTTCGGCCTGACCGTCATGGTCCTGGTCGGCATATTAAGGATGTATGTGTCGTCTTTCTTGATCCATGACATATCAGAGCACTTCCCTACTTCCTGGGGCGTCTCAGGAATGGATACCAGATCGACTTTCTCGATAATCCCGGTCAACGTGGTCGGGTCCTCGATCTCCTCAAGGTTGGTTTTCTTTTTGATCTTATCCGGCAGCTTATCAACTAGGTTCTCCAAGTCCTTTGTGAACTCTTCCAGTCTCTTGCCTTTGGTGTCGATCTTTGGATTAAGGCCAAACAGGGTTGGAACAGATATTAGGTTGTGCCGGGAGGAAACGTCAACGAAGTCGATGATAATGGCCGTGTCTTTAATCCAGTCAGGTTCTTTCCCGGCTTCCCGCATTGCGTTTAGCGTCTCTGGGGCAGGGCAAGGACGAAGCACTCGCCCAACGGCTTGACGGTAGATGAGGCCGGAGCGGAAAGGGCGAACCATGCAGCCGACTTCTACCGTAGGGTCGTCGTAGCCTTCGCAGAACAAGAGAGCTGACATAAGCGCAGTTAGTTCTCCTCGCTTGTGCATGTCTATTATCTCTTTGCGTGTTTGCGCCGGAGTCCTCGATGATACCGCCATCGCTTTAACCCCTTGCTTGTTAGCCTCAGCCGCCAAGTCTTCAGCGTGCTGAATATCCAACGTGAAGAATAGGGCCTTCTTCCCCTCGGCTATCTCCTTGTACTTACTTATGACGAGTTCGTTCCGGGCCGGAGTGTTGATCTTCTTTTCAAGCTGTCTGTGGTTGAAATCTCCAGCGGTGATCTTGACATCAGAGATATCAACCCTTGTCTCTACTCGGTAGGCTTCGATGTCGGTCAAGTATTTGTTCTGGATGCCCCACCGGATGTCTCGGCTGGCGGTTATCCTGTTGAAGAACTCGTTAAGACCTTTGTTGTCGGAGCGATTCGGTGTGGCGGTCAGTCCGAAAAGTATCTTAGATTCATCGTTATACCGCTCATCGCTAAGGTAAACCTTGAAGTATTTCAAGGCGTTTCTGAACGTGTCAGAACTAGCTCTGTGGCAGTTGTGTACTAGTACTCCGTTGGCGTAGTAGTTGTTGTTTCCTTCAACCTCGAAATTGTAGACAAAACCACCTGGACACATTCCTCCAAATGTCCCATCACTTGTTTGTTCGTGAATCTCAATACCGACCACCCTCGCTGTTCTAGGAAATCCTGTTTCTTTCTGTCTTGAATTTGCCTTGATATCGCACAATGAGAATTCCCGTCCACTTCGATTGCTATCATTAGTTCTGGAATAGCCACGTCGATCTTGTAGTGGGTCGGGTATCCACTTGAACGTCCGGTCATTGTTCTGTATGGATACTGAGGCGATAGTTTTAGTGTCGTACATGTGGCCAATCCGTGAAGGATCTTCTCTTCTGCTGCTGTTAACCCGTGACCGTTCCCGCCTTGGATTCTCGGCTTGTGCCCCATTTCTGTAAGCTTCTTTGAGACGAGATCCCTGATTTCTTTTTTGTGCATGGGGTTCTGTTTCTTCATTCTCTCTGAAGCATACTTCCGGTTGTATTCCGCTAGGTATTCCCCGCCTTTCTTGTGGCGAAGATAATGAACCGCCTTGTCGCACTCTTTCGAACAAGTGAATACCGCGTTTTTTTGCTTCAACAGACCCTTCCCTGACAACTCCACTTCTTTGTTGCAGTGTTGGCAGTTCATGTAGACTCTTTTCCTTCGGGCCTCCCTCGCTACCTTCTTGCAGTCCTCTCCGCAGTATGGAACCATATTTTTGTTCCATGATCTTGGCATGTACGTCTTCTCGCAGACTGAGCAGTTCTTTGGCTTCACGGTTCTCCTCTTCCTTGCTGTCGCATAGAGTAAGTATATCATTGTACGCGATGCGATTGGCAGGAACATATTCGCCGTTGACAAAAAAGGGATGTTCTTCTGTGCATGTGATCTTTTGCCCATTGGACAGGCTTATTGTCATTAGAGATGAAGGCTTACTCTTGAACAGCCTAACGACTGGGCGTAGTTCTTCCGTTTTGGCTTCGTGGTTGAATGAACTAACAAGATCACCCGGCCTGATTAACTCAATCGGCCTGCCGTCGATCAGTGTCCCGGCGACGAAACACTCATCTACAATTACTATGTCGAACGTATCCGGGTCTATTGACTTGAGCCTTTCGCTAAAAATAGGCGTCCCGTCCTCCTCTTCCCGCGTTGATCCGATTGTCTGGATACTAGCCACGACGACTTCAGAATCGGGAGTTGAGCGGTGCTCTGCTTTCTCCACACTTACGGTTAGCTCCGGGTAGGACGCCCTCACTTTATCAACTGTCTGCCATACCAGCTCCTCTCTGTTGACGATAATCAAGGCACGCTTCTTGCGGAGCCTGCCGACGATATGAGCCATGAGGACAGTCTTGCCTAAGCCAGTGGCCCAAACGATCAGGTTTCTGTTTCGGCCAGCCATGATATCCATCTGGCACTTAACCAAGTCTTCTCTCTGGTATTGGCGTAGTTTCATCGAATTACCAAGTTCTGTTCCTGATATGCCTCAACACCGGGGATCGACATCATTGCGCCCATACTGCGGGCCTTGGCGTCGAGCGCCTTCTGGTCTGGGATAAAGTATTCCCGGTAGCGCGGGTCCTTAACAGCAGCCGCCCAGAGTTCGTCGAGGTTAGTAATCCGCGCCTTGAACGGACTCTTGCGCGTGCCAGCGCCCGACTTGCTGACGGTCTTCGTAAACACGGGCATCTCAGGCTCCGGCGTGTCGTCGAGCGGTGTCCATTCCGCCTTGGCCTTACGCGCTTCTTCAATGAGTCGATCACGCTCTTCCTTGAGCCGCTTCTCTTCAGCCACCCGCCATTCAAGGCACCGTTTGCGGAGATTAGACTTGGTAATCTCCGCAGGTTCCTTTAGTTCCTTGATTAGCGAGTTGAGGGACTTGACGGCACTGTTGAGAGGCTCCTTGATAGAGGAGAATTTGTCGTCCACTCGCTTGATGTAGTCGTCCGCCTTCTTGATAATGGAAACCGCCATATCATGAGTTGACTCGCTATCAACGGCAAGGTCTAAGCAGGCGATTGTCTCGACCTCTTGAAGTTCCTGGCCGATATCAGGCATGGTGATCTCAGGAACTAATACCTCGCTCTTTTCCAAAACGTCTTGCATGTGTTCTCCCATTCCACGAAGTCGTAGGGGTCTTCGTATCCCTTTATCTTGTAATTCTTCAGCTTAGGGTTGATGTTAAGGCAGTATCGCTTTACTGTCTCATACGTTAGCGGAAATCTCATCATAGCGTAAGCCGCTGTTTGCAAGCGTGCTGACTCCGGGATGGTTCCGGTTTTTATGTCCATGATGAACTCAGGTTCAATTCCGGCCCTATCTACAGTGCCGCAAACGTCCAGCACTTCATCGTAAAGCAAGCACTCGATGTCTGTAAAGGTAGGCTGAACATCCCTGAGATAGTTCTTGTACTGGTTAATACACTTTGCCATGCCTTCGTCTAGTCCATCGGTTACTAGCAAGCCTTTATCGAATTCCTCTAGTGCCAAGTGGATCTCAGAGCCTCGGCTGGCGGCGGTGTCCGATTTACAGAACGGGCTAATATAACCCATGATGTCTAGCACCTGGGTTACGGAGGGCTTGATTAGCCCTCCGACCTTGTAGGTGTGACTCTCTTTATCGAAAGAGATCATCATTATTAAGCCGCCCGAGACTCCATCATCTCCTTGAGGGAGAACCCGGCACTGGCGTTGGCCTTGGCTTCCTCGAACACCTCGGCGTTATCCGTGTAGGCAATCAGGAAAGCCTTGGTGGTCGCTTCGTCCGTGTAGTCAGGCACGGCCTTGAACAGCTTGTCCAGGGTCTTCAAGAGAAGTACGCCTGTCCCGATGTTGTGCTTCTTCGCCGCAGCGTCCGCTAGTTCGCCGATACTCATCTCTTGGGTGGTAGCCGTGTCGGTCGCAGGCTCATTGCTGTTCATGCTGTTGGCTTCCGCCCACCGCTTGCCAGCACCTGTCGGGTCAGCCTTAAAGAACTCCTTCTGTTTCTCGCCGCCGCTGACGTAGGCGATAAGGTCTTGCAGGGGCTTGATATATGCAGAGGAGTCCTTGGGGGAGCCGCTCGGCCAGATTCCGCTAAAGAACTGCTTTACTGAAGAAATGTCAGTTCCAGTAAGTTCGATCAGCTTATTCCGCAGGTCTCGGGCGAGTTCCGTGTCGCTGGACGGCTTGGCCTGCTGAGCGGCAGGTTCCGCCTGTTTAACGGGTGCTGCCGCCTGACGTGACTGGTAGTTGCGCTGAACGCGCTCCGCGCTCACGCCGCTGCCGGAGTTGCCGTCGTCATCTTCTTCCGCGACAAGCCCAAGCATGGAGCCAAGGGCGTAGCGGCGAAGATAAGTGATCGTCGCGCCGATGGTCTGAGGCTTTCGGTCAACCGCCGACATAGAGAACTCGCTCATCATATACTGCCCGGACGAGTGCATGATGTAGGTCTCGACCGTAGCGCCAGGATCGGAACTGGTGTTGTCCTTCACTGGCTGGAGGACCGCTAGGTCGTTATCGGCCAGCGGCTTCTTTACCGCGTCCATGACCGATGCAAGGTCCGCGTAGTGATTCTTGAGATGGGGGTTAACGCTGTCTTTAACCGCCGCCTTAATGCCTGACCATGCCTTGATAACCGCAGGCATTAGCTTGTCTGTCTGTTCTGAGAAAATCATCTTGATTCTTTCCTTTCAGTTTTATTGATTAAACCACAATTTAGTGGTCGTCGCCAGAGGACCACTCGTATCCAAATCCAACTACCGACCCTCTGCCGCTGCCTCTGCTGTGCTCTCCATGGATGGAGTCATCACCAGCTCCGTTCCCATGATTGTATCCGCAGCCTTCGCTAATGCCAAGGCCGTCGCCGCTGCCGTCGTTAAAGCCTCCGCCGTCGCTGTAATCGTTTCCGTATCCGTAGCCTATGCCACCTCCTCCTCCGCTCCCGCCGCCGTAGTTGTTTCCGCTACCAAAGCCGTTGTCTTTAGCCATTAGTCCTAGATTCCGCTCCCTTCTGCGCCACCGCAGCCGTAGCCGCATAGGTGGTTGCTTTCGATCCGCTGCCAAAGACTTCGTGGCCAGTGCCCCCCGCTGCCGTCCCTCGCGCCGTGGCCGATGCTACAGCCATTACCGTATCCTCTCTTATTTCCGCTGTCTTCGCAAGTGAAGTCACTTCCGAATCCACACCCGTCGATAAAGCCAATGCTATCCGGGTTCATGTCGCCACCGATAGGGGTAGTTCCATGGATGTTATTTTCAATCGCTCTTGTATTCATTTAACCTCCCGGCGCTCTCCTTTTCGCCGTTATCCTCTCCTGCTTGTTCTGCCCTCTCCCCGCAATCAGTACAGCGTCCATCTTCGAAGGCATGGCCGTATTTTTCGCAAGGTGTCCATTCGTCGTATTTGTTTTCTTCTCCACCACCGCCGCCACTGTAAGAGTCGTTCCCAAATCCGTCTCCGAAACCGGAGTCATATCCGAATCCGTATTTCCCGTTATTCATACAGCATCCTTTCTACCCATTCCCATCCCCTTCTCGTTGGCTGGAGCCATATTTACGCCCACCTCCAAAGCCGGAATTAGTGCCGAAGCCGCAGTCTTTGCCACTGCCGTATCCCTCGCTTTTGTCTGTGCCTTTGCCTATACCTTCGCCGTAGCCGTAACCATCTTCTCTGCCGTCTTCGCCGCCGTAGCAGCCGTTTCCGCAGCCGTATCCCCAGCCGTCTCCGCATTCGTTCGTCTTGCCGGTTATATATTTCATCTTACCCGTATCCATCGTCTTCTCTGTATCCGGAGCCGTCGCCGTCTCCATGTCCGTAGCCGCTCCCGTAACTAATCCCGCATCCACTCACGCAGCCGCCGCCGCCGAATCCTTCGCTGTTATCGGATCCATACCCTCCGCCTTCGTCGTCGTATTTACTCCCGCCGCCCCCAGAGCCGTAGTCGTCGCCGTATCCATGACCGCTTCCCCAGCCATCCCCGGTGCCATACCTGTCGCCCCAGCCGTCGCCGTATCCGTATCCGTACTCTTCTTTACCCATGCGTCCTCCCTTTATCCGTCTCCATTACTGTCTCCGTCGCCGCATCCGTCACCTTCGCCGTCGCCGCATCCGTCACCTTCGCCGTCGCCGAAGCCGTCGCCGAAGCCGTAGCCGGAGCCGTAGCCGATACCGGAGCCGTAGCCGATACCGGAGCCGGAGCCGTAGCCGGAGCCGGAGCCGGAGCCGGAGCCGGAGCCGTAGCCGGAGCCGTATCCGGAGCCGTCTCCGGAGCCGGAGCCGTAGCTGTGTCCGCAGCCGCTTCCGTCGCCTTCGCCGTCACCGTCTCCGCGACCGTAGCCGAAGCCGTATCCGTGTTCCTCGTTATTCATACTTCATCCTCTTCGATCTCTCCTGCGCCGTCACTGGAACCGCAGCCGTGACCGTCTTTGTATTCGTCGCTTAAGCCGTCGCTGTCGCCGCAGCCGTATCCGTCTCCGTCTCCGTCGCCGCCTCCGTCGCTGACTCCGCCGCCTGAGCCGCGACTATCTCCCCAGCCGTCTCCAATTACGTAGCTGTAGCCGTAGCCGTAAACGGAGCCGCCACCTAGGTCTATGCCGTATCCGTAGCCGTAATCCTCCTTACTCATATCCCGTCTCCGTCGCCGTAGCCGTAGCCGGAGCCGTAGCCGATACCGGAGCCGTAGCCGATACCGGAGCCGTAGCCGTAGCCGTAGCCGTAGCCGTAGCCGTAGCCGTAGCCGGAGCCGGAGCCGGAGCCGGAGCCGGAGCCGGAGCCGGAGCCGTAGCCGTATCCGGAGCCGTATCCGGAGCCGTCTC